CAACTCTGAAGCCTCGGGTTGGTTCTTCTCATAGAGGTGACTCGAAGAGCAAGTGATGGTCAAGTGCCCAAGTCCGATGGGTGGTGCCGCCGGGCAAGACTCTTGGTTGTATAGACACGCTACCTCGTAGGCCAGGAGGGAGAATGAGAAGATGTCATAGGGTATCCCGAGCCACACGTCACTCGAGCGCATGAAGGCCTGCTGGTAGAGGCGATTCTCCCGGATGGCGAACACCATGGCGATGGTGCATGGGATGTCCTTACTGGGCCGCGGGTTTGGTGTCCAGATCGTCATGGCCGCTTGACGGGTATCCCGGTCACGGAGGAGGGTCTCCACCACATAGGGCAACTGGGGTCGAAGACGCGGCCCATAGGCGCCGGCTAGAGTCAAGCCGTCGTCACTGAAGTTGACCATGTTGGGGTTGACTGCCGTCAGCGGTGCTAAGTCGCACCGCCCCTCCGCAATCCACAAGGCTTCCGCCGCCATGAAGCGGTAGTTCAACTTACGTTTCGGACACGTCACCACCGGATGATTCAAGTCCACGGAAAGAGAGACGTGGTGAAGTATTTCATAAGACGCCAGGCCTCGGGGCGAGACCTTCGCGCTACGAAATACTAGGTTACGCAGTAGACTTAACCACGCTTCGTTGGCGGTGGGTACGGGTTCGAAGCTGTTGGGCTGGTAGCAATCAAGGACGTGTCTCATGTCGTCACCACTTTCAAAGTTTCGATCAGAGGGTACGGTTTTGCACGACAAAAACGCCGCCAGAATTGCGGGTGTCGCTGAGGCCAAAGTCGAGGCGGTCGGAAGGTAGGTGTTCGGAACATCTCAATCCATTTCAACGCCGCAACACCTAGCGCTACGACACGCGCCGCATCACCGTGACGGTTATGTGACAAAACCACACTGACTGAACCCGCGCCGATGTTGGCCCAAAGAAGGTCCCGCTCACGAATACCCGCGTCGGCCAATCGTTCCGTCAACCACCAAGAGCAACCGGCGGGGTTTAGGCCGCAGAACGGGTGTTGGTAGAATGAATCGTAGTCAGAGTGATTTGCGAGTGCTTCACCTACAATCAACACCCGAGCCTGCCGGTTGCCCGCGGAGGGTTCTGCGGTATCGTGACAACGCGCAACACGAGATGAAATCTCTTCGGTACTCCACTCTCGGCCACGTTCGTAGTCGTAGAATGTCACCTGGAGTTCCGTCAACCGACCTACCGCGCAGCGGGTAGAATACTCATCGTAGACCTGGCGAAACTGAGCCTCTTTCGTCAGGTACTCCCCGCCCGTGGCGTGACGACGCTGCCAGTTGGCCAAACACGTTTTGAACTTGGGTAGGCATAGAATCACCTGTGCGTCACACCTCAGAGCCACCCGTTCCAAGATACGCCGGCCCACCACCCCGAGACGATCTTCCCCACCCCTGAAGGCCGCCCCGTAAATGGGCTCACTAAGCCAACACCGGTCCAATACCACGTCTTGATAGCCCTCGAGGGCTGGTGCCATAGCCTCCAAGTATAACCGACCGAGGCTACGGCGGGTGACTCCCGGGAATGGCCCACAGTGTACAAGCCGCGCGCCAAAAGCCTCGGCGTACTCACGGGCGGCGGTCGACTTACCACCCCCATCAGGGCCCTCGAAGATAGTGACCTTCTTACACAGTGTCATCGGCATCCTCCTTCGGAGGCTCTTCAGGGTTCCACCCGTGCTCGAATAGGATGTCGCGGGTCTGGGGTCCTCGCCACCCCTCCGGCTTCACCAGGTCCACCTTGTGGCCACGCTTCCCCACCCCACGGACCTTTGATAGGTTGGCTCGCATGACGTCATCGAAAAGTGCGGCCCAGGGGAGACCCAGCAGCACCGCGGTACCCTTGGCAAACACCACCAGGTCCACCAAGGCGTCGGCCATCTCGGGGAGGTTCCCGTCAGTTACCGCCGCGCGGAACTCCATGAGTTCCTCTATGAGACATTCCAACCTCTGCTTGAGGCGGGCGGTACCCAATAAGGTCGGGCGTCTAGAACGACCCAACTTGAATTTCAGGTGCATCTCCGCCACCTGGTTGGTTTCATGGTCGTAAGCCCGACTCACACATCGACCGGGTTGGGGTATTACGTCATGTACGGTGCGTGGCATGACTAGACCCGCCTCAGAATCCAGCAGCAGTTGCTAGACTGTTCGGGGTAGAGGGGTGCCAGGAGGCATGCTAGCACCTCCCACGAGAACCACCGTTCGTGAAGTGAGTTCAATAGCACTCGTTGCTCCGTGGAGGCGGCACGTTTGGCGGCTTGGGATGTCATGAAGGTACCCACCACCCGGTCCACACGAAGGCCGGCCTTCGTGATGGTTTCCTGGAGCTCCTCGAAGCGGTACTCATGAAGATGGTTCGCTGCCATGTGCTTCTCATTGTAGACGGGTGTCGACAAGAGAGCCACCCCCGTCGGGCCCAAGCACTCTCGAATACCCTTGAGGAGTTGCAACCCCTGGGCCTTGGGCATGTGCTCGATGACTTCGAAGCAGGTAATGACGTCGAACGAACCAGTGTCGAACTCCCGCTTTGCGGCGTCTGCCCGCTTGGCCGTCGAACCCACGGAGTAAGACCCCTTGAGGAGTTCCTTCCACCGTCGGGTAAAGTCGAACTCGTCCAAGACTCGAGCCCAGGCGATCTGTGTAGTCTTCTCGAGCTTGTTCATGTCCACCCCGACATACAGTGCCGGCACGTTGGACTGGGAATGCGTCAGCACCCGTACCATCATCTGGTCGGGTCCGCAACCAATGTCAAGCACCCGCATACCGGCCTTGACGAACCTCACGGCATACTGCCACCTGAACCAGTGGGCGGCGTAGTCTCGGTGTACCATCTTGCCGTAACTACTGTTGCGCAGACTGCTCTGGTCAAACTCACGGGCGCCGCGGTCTGTCCGCGGGTGCTTCACAGGTTCCGGAAAGGTCTTCATGGGTCTTCTCCTCGGTCTTGGGTTTCTAAGTCGTCGCCGGCGACGAGGCGCCTGGTCTACAATGACCAGAATCCTCGCCGCGGGCGGACCACGGCGGGCGGTGGGCTAGTCCTCCTTGAGCGTCTTCTTCGGCGCCGGTGGGTTCTCACCCGCCTTGCGCAGGGCGTTACGATACCACGCCACATAAGATCGCTTGTCTGGCGTCAGTTCGGGGTGCTTCTTCTTGGCACCCTCGAAGATCTGGTCGTCGGTCAAGCCGCCCTGCATGATGAGCTCCTTGAACGTGGCCGCGGCCGATACCCGCGGGGTCTTCTCAGCCTTCGGCTTGTCCGCCTTCTTCTCGGGCATAGCCTTCAGCTTGCTCGATGTCTTCTTGGCAGCCCTCGGCTTGTCATTGGTGTCTGTTTCCGGTTTCGATTCCTTCTTCTTGGCCATGGTGATCTTCTCCTTTTCCTGTTTTGTGATTGGGACCAACTTCTCGAGTTCGGCGATGGCCGTGGCATCGGCACCGCTGTAAGTAGCATGCGTGACGTAACACCGGGCCGCTCGTTCGACAGTACACCCCTGAAGGGACTTCGGCGATGAGGGGTCGCGCTGCCATAGGGGGTAGCGTTTCTTGAACAACGCGGTGGAGGTATACATCACAAACACCCCGTCGTCCGACATGGGTATGAAGGCCACCTCGCCATCGACGTCGCGCAACCGAATAGCTGTACGCCCGCCTTGGTCCATGGCCAACTCTACTGCCTTACAAGCCTTCACCTGAGCCGGGGTCTGGGGCGGCAGAATACCCGGCCGGGGTGTCTCACTTTTTGACATTGCGGTCCTCCTCGGTTTGATTGATTGCCAATGTACGCCGGCTCTTTCGGGTTGTACATAATGATTTGAGTGCCTCGAAGATGGATTGCTGCACCCGGTCCTTGGATGCCAAGGTCTTCACCTTCGCTTCATCCACCGTATCCCGCGCCAAGAGCCGGTGTACCACCAACCGGTCCACCTTAGCCCCCTGCCGCCTGACGCGGCCTATCACCTGGTCATAGAGTTCGCGGTCCCACGGTGCCGTGTAGAAGACGACGTGACCGCACCCCGCCCCCTGCATATTGAGCCCGTGGCCCATGGATTGGGGGTGACCTAACAACACCGGGATGGCGCCCGCGTTCCACTGTGAGATGTGGTAAGCCGCCTTCTCATCACTAGTACCACCACCCAGCACCGGTACTGCATCGCCCAAAGCCCGCCGAAGCCGGTCCAGGTCATGCTGATACTCATAGAGCACCAAGAGGGGTGAACCCTGGCGGTCTTCCACCAGGTCCAAGAGGGCTTCGGTCTTCTCGTCGTGGACCTGGATGGTCTTGCGCACCCCGGAGGCAATCTGGAACCCACTGCCTCCGTCGAACAGGGGTGTCTGTAGTTCATGCTGATACACCCCACCACTGGCAATTTGGCAACACTTCCCCGAAGCCACCGCGGCGTTCTTTGCCGTCACCACGCCGCCCTCAAGCCGGGTAAGAAGTTCCTCTTCAAGCTCATCGTACACCCGCCGAGCCTCGGTCGGCAGTGTTACCCAGACATTACGCTCCACCAGGTCCGGCAGGTCGAGATGGTCTTTGGACCGCATAGCTAGAGTCAGGTCTCGTAGGGCGGCCGTGATTTCCTTCTCGGCGTTGGGTAGCGGTGCGTAGGTATAACCCCCAAATCCCGTGGGGTAGAACCACCGGTCTCGGTAGTGGGTAATGAAGGCACCCAACCGCTTTCCTCGGTCTAACACGTACACCTGCCCGAACAAGTCGATGAGTGACCGCGGGGCGGGTGACCCCGTGAGACCCCACCGGCGACGAAACCTCGCGAGCCACGGTTTGAGGAGTTTGAACCGTTGGGACCGGGTGTTACGAAGCTTCGAGAGTTCATCTATGATGAGGATATCGACCCCACGAGTCAACAGCTTCTTGAAACCATCCCGCTTGGTAAACCAAGCCAGGCCGTCGTAATTCAACACATACAGGTCCGCGTCAACCTCAAGGGCCTCATCCTTCCGGTCGCCATGGAGTAGTGATACTCGTAGACCCTGGAACTGGGACCAAGCCCCCACCTCGCCCGAGTGGCTCCAAACAAGTTGGGCCGGGCGACGGGGCGCGAGGACTAGGGCCTTAGTAGCACCGCCGGCCTTTTTGAGGGCGAGGAAGGCCGTTAGCGAGATGGCCGTCTTGCCGAGCCCCAGGTCGAGTAGGAGGCCGGCGTACGGGTGCTCGAGTAACCACTTGACGCCTTTCTTTTGGTATTCGTGGGGCACCCAAACAGGTGCCCCTGGGGTAGCCGCCGACGTCGTCGACCGCGTTGGCGAACTCTTCGGTGAGTTTGAAGTCACGAAGCCGTTTGTCAACGGCAGCGAGAGCTGTCTCGCTCGACCAGTGAGTCTCGACGTCATAGCCAAGGGCTTTGAGCTGGGCATGAATTTCCTCTTGCAGTGGGGTGAGGTCCTCACCCGGGCGCTTGAATTCGATGAGAAACGGTCGGCCACCCGGCATGAACACCTCCCGGTCGGGCCAGCCGCGACTGTACATGACATTGAGTTTGAGGTTCAGGACCGGGCACCTCTTTACGAAGCGCCGTTCGATGTTGCGTTCGAGTTCAGGCTTCATAGCTTGATACGCCTCGCGTGCATGCGTAGCATCGCCGCGGCCCGAGCCAGTGCGACGCATACCACCACCCGGTGCGACTGCTCAATGCCATTGTTCTTCCAACACAGTCGTGCCATCTCCACCAACCCCTCAGCCGCGGTCATGGTGGCGTCGAAGTCACCCTGGTTGTAGTCCTGTATTCGCTGTTCCAACGTCATCAAGAAGTGCATAAGGTTATCCTCCCCCGGTTAGTACGGGCATGGGCCACCCTTGGACTTCGACAGGTGGCAATACTTACAGTGCCACCCCGGCTTCGGGATGAAGGCCTCGTCAAGGAGCATCGGCTTCACCCGCTTCTCCCACCTCTTGAGCTCCTTGGGGAGGTCCGCCCTCATTAGACTCGACCACGAACCGTCGGGCCGGGTCTCCCCCTGGTCGAGGTACCACATCTGTGAGCAGGCCAAGTCTACCGCGGGCAACACCCCCACCGGGATGAGGAGCGCCACCACCTTGTAGAGGTCCAACTGGTCCAGCTTGTCCTCGTAAATCTTCCCGCTCTTCAGGTCTGCTACCCGAGCCACGGTGGCGCCCTTCGCGGTGGGTTCCTGGAAGGCGTGGGCTCCATCAGAAGCCCAGAGCAGGTCCATCTTGACCCGTACCCAGGCCCGGTCCCAATCGTCCCACCGGCAGGGTTGCCAATCCCGATCAAAGGCCAATTCCCGGTTGTTGAGCACCCCCTTGGCAATCTTGCGCAGGGCCGTCAGCTCTTCCGCGAAAGACTTCCCCGCCTCGGGCACCTTTGGAATCTTCTTCGTCTTACCAAAGAGGAACGCGTAGACCGAATCCTCCATCGCCCGCCCGCGGGCTAGGGCCGGGCCCTCCGGTTCCTTCACCTTCTCGATGTGCTTCTTCATGGCCCGAAACGGGCACTGCTCCCACTCGGCGAGGCGGGAGTAACTCCAGGCCTTGAATCGTTGCACTTGTTTGGTCGGCATCAGACTACCTTCTTTCCAGCTTTGTCGTAGGGCTTCAACTGCGCCCAGTTTTCGGCGCTCCACTTCCCTTCGCTCAACATCGGCACGTCGAACTCCACCGACTCCATGGCCTCGCGAAGAGCTTCCATACCCACACCCCTTTCCCGGGCCGGGCAACTCACCAGAAACTCGTCGTGCGGGATGGTCAACACGCGGTGCCCAGCCGGCCGGATCTTCCAATAGCGGATCTGAGCCTCCTTCGTGCAGTCGGCCGCTGACCCCTGGATTAGGATATTGAGCATCCGATAACCGTACGTCTGCCACTTCTTCTGGCCATTGGGAAGCTCGATCATCTTCGGTTCTTCGCAGTAGTACTCCCGCCCGCCCCAAGTGCGTAGGGGTTCATGAGCCTGCTCCTTGCGCTTCATTTCACTGTTGACCTCTTGCACCCCGGGGTAGAGCTTGCGGACAGCCTTCCTCACCCGGTCGGCCATCTCAACCGTACTACGAGACTTGCGGGCCAACTTCTCCAACCCCAGGCCGTACACGATTCCGAAGTTGGTATTCTTGATGATCTTACGGCCGAAGTTCTCATGGAGTAGGTCATTCACCAGCACTTGGGTGTGCGCGTGAATATCCATCCACGGATTTGCCTGGTAAGCTTTGAGGAGCGGACCGTTCTCGAAGTGGCCTAGAATACGCAGTTCCTGCTGAGAATAATCACGGTCCACCAAGACGTCACCCGGTACGTAGGGCACCACGTAGGACCTAATGAATGGCAACGGCGGCAGGTCGATGGGCGCCCGCGGTAGGCCCAGGGTACCATCCTCGTGGTGAAATAGTGGTTCCGTCTCCTTAGGCATGTTCTGGAAGTTTGGTGTGCTGCTGAACCGGCCGGTGCGGGTGCCGTGGTCGTCTGACCGGGTGGCGAACCAGGTTGTGAAGATGTACCCGCCCGTCAATCGAGCCGTCTCGAGCCAAGGCTCCATGAAGGTGGAGAGGTCGGTCTTCAGCTTGGCCCGGTAGATTAGGACCGCACCTACCTGCGCGTCGATGAGGGCGGCCTCAATCGCCTCCTTGTTGGTCAGGTGGACACCCGTCTTGCCCCTACCTAGGCGCTTGGGGTCTACCGCCTTGCCCTTGATAAGGGCGGCGGCTAGTTCCCGGCTCGAGTTGAAGTTCGTATCACCCGCTACCTTCAACCGTTGACAGAGCCAGGTGTCAACCCGTCGGAAGACCATCTGATATAGTTCCACGTCGCGGGCAAGGCGCACCACGTCGACACGCACCCCCTGCTCTTCGAGTTCCGCCATAATAGGTAGAAGCTGGCGTTCCCGGTCGTAGGCCGGGCCCATCCCCCGGTCACGAGTCACCTTCTTGTGAAGCATCTGTAGGAGGCCGCGGGTCCGGGTCACGTCACCCACGGCATACCGGCCGGCCAACTCGACCGGGGCATAGGCCACGAAGGCGCCCGCGTACCACTCTGACTTCGGAGAGGCCGACAGCTTGTGGCCTCCCGGCCTTACATTGGCCACGAGCCAGTCGATGAGCTCGTCCCGCTCCGTCGGTGCCTCACCTAAGAGTCGTTCGGCCGATGGCTTGAGGGCGAAGGTCTCCATCCGTGGGTCCTCAAGGTAGAGCTGAATCATCGTGTCGTGGATGCGCTTCCACGGGAGCGGTGCTAGCGCCATTTTGTGCGTTGCCACCGCATGGTCGAACTTCGCATTGTGGAAGCAGACGTCACGGTCGGAATCCCACACCTCCGCCAGGGCTCGTCGGGCCTCACCCCAGGTACAGTTGTTACCACCCAACGGGTGGGCCCAGGCCAGATACCGCGGTTGGGTACCTGGCACGTGCAAGGCCACCCCCACCGGCTCGGGCGGATACCCCGGCCGGGCTGTGATAGGGAAAGTCTCAAAGTCGACGACGGCAGTGCCTCGGATGTCGGTCATCTAAAAACTCCTTCGGGGTGTAGGGCGGTCTTGAACCACATTCTGGCAGCCTGGGCCGGCGGTCGTCACCGCAACTTCCATGGAGTTCCCGTTTACTGCCTACACCTTGACACCAAGTCTCGTGCATCGCGGCGCGGGTGTCATGCCAACCGCTTCATCTAGGTTTCGGCTTCCACCCAGCAGCTCCCAAATCGCGTTTCTCGTCAAGCCGGATAACCGGGTCTTCTTATACGCGTGGGCTTATCTCTGTAGTGTCCTAACCTAGAACCTTCGCTTGCCTGGGCGCTTGACCGGCTTCGCCGCCTCACGTTCACTGTTCTTGGGGAAGGGCACCTCGATGATGCGCGCAGCCTCCTCGTGACGCTTCTTGAGCGTGGCCAAGAGGCTCACGTCGGCGTTCGACACGAACTGGAAGCTCAAAGCCACCTGGGTCTTCTGATCCGGCCGGGCCATGATCTTGGTGAATACCGCCCACGGGGGCCGGAGTTCCGCCGCCCGTTGGGAAACGTAACCCGCGAAGGCCTTGAGGCTCGTGGGTGGTACCGACAACCCGTAGAGTTCACCCGCCAAGTCTTCCTCCCCCTCGGGGGCGTCGAACTGGTCCTGCTTCACGTCGTAGGACCCACATGGAAGCACCAGCAGTTGGTACGTGTTTCGGCAGGCCTTCCCCCGGCCCCGGTCGGAGGTGCCGAATTCGTTCTTCGGGCAACCCTCACACTTATCGGCCTGTTTGTCCTCTGCCTCGTCGTGCGGCCCCATCTCCGTCTTGTCGATGCCGTAGGCATAGCACACCGGGCTCGTCGGTTGGTCTGGGTCGAAGTCTGAGTCATAGAACTTGTTGCACATCGTGAAGGCGCTGATGACGCCCACCAGGGTATTGCCCGGCACGGGGTTGTCATCGATGGTCATAGTGCCGGCGCGGATTGAGATTTGCTTGGAGCCGCCGCTGGCCTGCTGGGAAGCCAACTTGGAGGCCTCCTGCGCGGCCTTGGCAAGCTCCTCATCCCACGGGACTAGGGCCTTGGTGGTTGGACTAGATACGAGTGTCTTGGATGTTCGTGCCATGTGACTGGATTCCTTTCATTTCTTGGTGAGGGACACTTTTTTGACGGTGAAACCTTCTACGCCGGGTATCTCCTTCTTGGCGGCCCAACGTTCTTCCACCGCCTCGTTCGACAGGCGGTGTTGGATGAGTTCGAAGTTCCCGGTGCGCTTAAGGTACGCACAGAACTTCTTCCAATCCTTCAAGGTGGGCACCCGTTTGGTGTTGATGGTGACCCGGAACTTCTTGCCGGCGATGCCCTCCGCCTCGGAGGCGGGAAGCTCCTCGATGAGCCGAGCCTCGAGGGCGGTGCGCCTCTCGTCGAGTGGCTTCTCCTGCCGGTGGAGTTCGCTGATAGCATCGCGAATCTTCCCCAGTTCGTCGGCGCAGGCCCCGAGGGTCTTCGGGAGGGTCACCACAGATTTGTTGGCTAGTTTGATCCTACGCATGGCCCAACCTCCCGGGTTTATTTTCATGGCAACGTCTGATCAAAAACTGCACCCAACCTTCTACGCGGCATAACACTTCCGCCGCGTTGGCGTGGCTAGTATCCACCACCTTCCAACGGTGGCCCCAAACTAGAACCGGCTCACAACAACACCCTCGTGCGCACCACAGCGCTTCGAACCGTGCTTGTAGTGCCGTTACTATCGCCACCCCACCCTGCTCATAGTGTTCGCGGTCACGGCCAGCCAACCGACCACATTCGATTTTGTTAGGGTTCGCGGTAAGCAGCACTTGTAAATCTGCTTCTGGAAGTGGTTTCTCTGCCACCGTCACCAACCAATCATGCGGCAGACCGTCTAACCCACCGTAAACCAGGCTGCTCATCGTATATCGGTCACAAACCAGGTGGTTGGTAGCACTACCCGCCGCCTTCGTCAGATGCTCTAGGCACTCCAGGCGGTTTACCGTGTTGAGGGCTTGAAAGCACTCCGCTGACATACAAGAAGACGCTGGACGACCCCGTAAAGCATAATCAATAGCAGAACCCGAAATAGTGGTACGGTCAGGGAACTTCTGATAGACTGCCCCGAGCCGGTTAGCCAATGTCTTCGCCAGCGTGGTCTTCCCCACCCCGTCCACCCCTTCGATGGCGATGATCACGATTCACCCGACACTTGACGAAGCTCCTGGATCAGATGTCCGGCTGCCGCCAACCGCGACAGGCGGTTGGGCACGAGCCGTACGGTCTCACGTGCGGGTGAGTCCTCCGTGGCGTGAACGTGAACTACCTCTTTAATCATCACCGGTTGGCGACTTAGCCGCATCAACTGGCGAAAACGCTTGGTCAGGCTACGGGGCAAGGCACCTTGTAGGGTGCGCTCCACGCTTCGGCGCGCGTCGGTGGCACGTAGCAACAGGTTCATTTGAACATGGGTCATGTGACAGGTCCTCCTCAGTTGACGGGTCTCTTATACGCAGGGACGGGGGTGTTGTAAACGGTGAAACGCGAGTCTAAAGGCAGGCACCGGGTGACACGGGCGGCAGGCACCTGGGCCACACCGAGTCGGGCCCAGTACCACCCGTGAGGCAATACGAACCGGCAGTCACCCGACAGAATGGCGTGGTGTGTACCAGCATCACGCAGCCGGGGTAGTTCCCGCACGGCAGGCAGCAATGTTGCTCCCCACCGTCGGGGAGGTACGGACCCCACCCCGCGTCGTTGATATACGCGTCACGGGGTGGGGTCACGTCCGCGGACGGAGTCCAAACATCCGGGCGGGCGTCGGGTGTCGGGTCTACTAGCGTGGTGGTGACTTCCGCAGACCGAGTCCAAGTCTCGGCGCGGGTGTCGGGTGAGGTAGACCCCGCGTCTGGTGGGGTCACCACCCTCGGGGGTTCCACCGGCACGCTAACTGGTTTTACCGTCGTTTCTGGAGCGGGCGGCTCTGGCACGCCGACCGCGGGGGTGGGTTCTCCTACCGGGGTGGACCAAGACGGGCCACGATGAGGACCTGCCGCGGCCTGGGCATTATTCTGGTGCAAACCCTCCGGGGCGCACCCGATGAAGAGGACCAGGGCTAAGATTCCTACTCCTGCCAACCGGGCTAGCCGTACCCGAACCGCACTGGCATGCCGCATCAGCTGCCAACCAAACTGCTCCGCCTCTTCGAGGGTCAGGCTCAACTTGATGCTATGGTTGAGGCGAAGGTTCGACACAGAAACCCCGAGAGGTGACTTCGGCAATACGTCCGCATCATCAGTCACCGTAATCAGACCGCCTTCCTGGGTGGTGAAGGCCACGTTGCTGTTTGTGTCATTCGTCAAGGTCAAACCTCCTCCGGTGCGTGCCGGTGCTCATCCGCAAAGGCTTCCGTTATCTTACCCTGCCTTACGAGCCTTGCCCGGTACCAGCTAGGGTAGTGGCGTTTCTTGTCCGCGTCGAAGTCACTGAAGGTCTTGGTCAGAGCCTCGAGCACCTCCTCATTGGTGGCACCCTCCTGAATCATGGTCTCGGCCAGGCAGGAAACGGTGTTCTCACGTCGGGCCCGCGGTGCCTTAGCCTTGGCTTCGATAACCGCCGGAAGCTCCATCGTCTTGGCGCCGGTGGTAGCCGACTCGACAACCTCCTTCTCGGCCAAGCGCGCAGCCCGGTCGGCGATGGCTTCGGCGCGGGAGCAGAACTTCGGGGTGGCGCCGAGCCCGGCGACGCGCGGAAAGTTCTTGACGTCTACTGGGGTGACCGCAACCTTCTCGGCCTGGGCCTTACGGTCTTTGACAACATCTTTCATTGTGCGAACCTTGGTGGACTTGGTGGACTTGGTGGACTTGGTGGACTTGGTGGACTTGGTGGACTTGGACATGTGAATTCTCCTTGGTGACTTGAACGTGGTGGTTGGGTTTAGATACCGCCGAGCATCTCGACTACTTCAGCCCAGGCCGAAGCCTCGGCGCTGGCGCAGATATTAGACAACAGGCTGGTGCTCCTATGACCGAACTTCGCGAACCGGAGTACTTCACCCAGTGCCTCATGGTGCACCTCTGCTTGCGACATCTCCGGGTGGGCTCGCAACATCTTAGCCAGGCGGGCGAAGACCTTGGTCTTGGTGATGGTCTCGACGTCATTCTCAGCGAAGTCCAGTGAGCACGTATCGGCACGGTCCTTCAACTCCTTACGGGCGCGGTCGGCCTGCTTGACTAGACGGTCGAGGTTCTCAAGAAGTTCTTCGCGGGTGACGGTGCGCTTGGTAGACATGGGCATGCTGTGGGCTCCGGTAGTTGGTTGGGGTTAGGGTTTCGGGGTGCCAGGGAGGCCGGTCTTAACCTTGAGGCCGTGGCGCTTTGTTTTCGTGTTGGTCATGCCGAGGTGTATAGCCATAAGCATACCAATCAACCAACCAATGTAAGTGATTGAAATCACATCAACACGATTGATGGGGTGCCACCGGTTGGTGGCATGCACTGGCACCTTTTGGTGGCACCCCCTCGCGTAAGTGATGGAAACCACATCAATGACTCCTGTGTAGAGTTGGTGGCACCCTGGACAATCTTGGTGGCACCCCCGCCGGCTCATCATTAGAAGGCCGAACCCGCCCGACATAGGAACCACCACGGGTCACTGAGATCATTCAATAGGCGTGAGCTAATCATCACTAGCGGGTGCCCTAGGTGTTATCGTCCGGGCCGCCTCGTCCACAATGTACCTCTCCGTGAAGCCGTCGGTAGTGTAGGCTACCGGGTCTAGCCGTGAAAGGCGGTACCACACCCACTGATGACAAGTTGGGCATCGTATCTTGGCGAAGACTGGCGTCTCCGCTGGTACTTCCACGGTTAGGAACCCTTGGCAGCCATAGGGGCATGGACCAGCATTCACGTGATAAGCCTTCCAGGTCGAAGGTCGAGGGTCTCCCCGGCCAAGCCGCGGTGCCAACTCCTCTTAGCCGTACCCTCTACCGTCGCCTGCAACCCCTGTAGTATCCACCTCGCTACCGGCGGGCACACCCCGCGGGAGAGGTAGCCAGGATGCTTCGAGAGCCCGCCTGGGCCTACCAGGTCATAGGTATCCGGGAACCCCATCACCCGCTGGTACTCAAGCGCCGTCAAGGGCCGCCCCTCACAGAGCCACCACGTGGTGCACGTCAAGGTCGACGCCTGACCATCCGGGTCCAAGAGCCGCGGGGTGTTGGACATGAACTGCCACTTGTCCACGTACTTCTCCGCCACGTCTCTCACGCTGCCGAGCTCCGCCGCCGTCTTCCCCCGGGTCATCAGATACCGCCGGATGACGGCGGCCAACAGGCCCGTGCCGAAAGACCCTGAAATGAGAGCACGCCTTACGGTCGGAGAGAACTCACGCAACTTCTCCCACTGCTTCTCCATCCCGCGGAGCACCCACGGATAGACCGGCCCACCCTGATTCTCCGGGGCAAGAATGTGCTTGATGGCATGAGGCGTGACGTCACGCGACGGAAGCGGTGGTAGTTGCAGGGTGTGACCCTTGGGGAGGAAGACAAACCACGCGCGGGCGCGTTTCTGGGGTACGAAGCTGGCGGCATCTTGAAGCACTCGGTGGACCGTGTACCCGTACTTATTCGCCACCTCATCGTGGACCTGGCGGGCGCCCTCGAGCGCCCCCGGCACGGATTCAATGGCCAATGCCGCCGCCCGGTTACGCAGGGCATAATCGAGCACGGTCCGCGTCTGCTGGAACTTCGTCGCGTCAAGCCCACGGCAATGGCACCCCGCCGAACTCACCTGCTGGCTGAAGGCCGCACACGGTGGATGGGCAATGACGAGTGTGTCGCGGAGGTCTTGCTTCACCGGCCACCCGGCCACCGTGTCTCGGTAGTCGAGCTTGGGCTCATTGTGGCGTTGGATTTCTAGGCCGTAGCCCGAGTCTTCATATGACCCCACGATGGGGTGACCCTCTTGGCGCGCGGCCACGACTAGTGAGCCAGCGTAACTGTTGATGATAAGCACGGGCATCTTCTTCGACATGGGTCTTCTCCTCGGTCACTGGTTGGTAACAAGTCCCTCACCACCACAGAAGTGGCAGGGTACACTAACTAGGCGCCCTTTGACGAATGACGCCTGGGTCTTGGAGCCTCGACAGGAGGGGCAACACCGTGGTCGAGCCATCTCGGCCAACAACGTCTGGTAAGCCAATAGAAGTTCATCCCACGCGGCACGGTCACCACCCAAATCCGGGTGGTGCCGGCGAGCCAGCTCCCGGTAACGGCGATGGACACCCTCACGGGTCAGGTCGGCTAACCGCCCACCACCAAGTCCTAGCACTACACATGCGCGCCTACATGTCATCGATCTTCTCCCCGTCTAGGAACAAGAAGCGGAACTCGGCCAAGTCACGCACCCGGGTAACTCGACCAAGCTCATTCGCCAAATAGTGAAATACGTGGTTGGGTGGCCCGACGATGATGAGCTTCAAACCGCGGGCCCAGGCTACCCCGCCCTCGAAGTCCTTACCCCCGCGGCTCGGCACGTTGTCTGAAAGCAGCAGGTAGACGTCGGCGCAAAGTAAGTCGTAGAGGTCCTTCTCGGCCCATGCGGCTGCCTTTATCGGATCGCCAACCATAAGCCCTTCGGCCGCCAACCACCTCGACGTGACTGTGTAACCATGCTCTTCGAGTTCTTGAGCCACCCCGCGCGCCTCCGCCTGACGCTCAAACCTGGCGGCCACGTAAATCTTGTCTCCAGGTGCCAAGGGTGTCGGCAGCCGGAAGTGGTTCATCTGGCATTCCACCTGGCAGGGCATTCCGTTACGGCGTGGCTCCATGGTGTATCCTCGTATACTGTTGTTGTTCCGTGTAATTCAACTGGCTTATGTAAAAGTGAAGCATCATATCTATGGCCGCATCCAACCGCCCGCCGTGTCGACGCTTCCAAACCCGTTTCGGCTTACAGTTACCGAACCAAGCTCGACGCGCGCGTTGGCGGTGTTTACGGCTTGGTGGGTACACGGAACTCCTCCTTGAGCTTGGCCGCGGCAGCCTCGAGGCTCGCGAGCTCCTTCAAGAACCCAGCCTCCGCTTCCTGAAGCTCCAGACGAAGCTGACGAACGCGCTCGAGCCGTCCGGCTAGGAACGTAATGGAAGCCTGCTCATCCGCACGGAAGGGCCCTTGCGGAGGCGCCATGCCAGCCACCCGCTCCCGCATCGCAGCCTCGGTCAACGGCGCGGGTGCTAAGTACTTCGGTGCGGGGTCACTCACGACGCCACCTCGTCAGGCCGTGTGGGCCTCAGCACGATGTCCTTGGGTGTAACCTTCCTCACCCGGTATACATACCCCAGGGCACGCACGAAGTCACCGATTCGCAGCGGTCGGGCCTCGGGCGGCGCGGGTGTCAACTTCACCAGGGGCGCGGCATCAGGGCCCAGGATTTTACCCGGCTCGTGCCCACCCCGTGTCAGAATCCTTGATCGCTTTTCCATCATAGACCGTCCTTATCAATTAGTGCCCAAACACACGCGGCAACGCAAATCCAAATCATCACCCAAACCATCAGGCCACCGGGCCCTCACCCGGCCCATAGTTCGGCGCATACATCCAGCCATGGAGGTACGTCGACCGCCTCAATGCCTCATGCCGTTCCGTGATGGCCTCGAGCGGGACACCCCACTTCTCCTCGACGTCCACCACCCGGCAAAGGGTCCAATCCGACACGTCGCGTGGCACGTCGTTGTAGGCATCCGCCAACGGTCGGACTAAAACCTTCTCACCCGGCCGGGGAAGCCGCGGGCAGAGCAGCCGCCAGGACAATGATACGACGATGGTGTCGAATTCCTTGGTCGATAACGTCGGTACAGGATTGAACTTCATGATGCCGTCTGTCATCGACAGATGGTGCCGTTGCAGATACTCGAAGTTGTTCATGTTACCTCCGACGAACATTGTACAACCCCTTGGATGGTTGTACATGATGATCTGTCTCCAGCTGTTCGGCGTGCCGCCGTACCTCCATCAAAGCCAACACCTCAAGCTGCCGAACGCGCTCCCGTGTCACCCCGAGAATCATCGCCACCCGTTCCAAGGTAGCACCGCCCTCCATCGCCACGTCCAAGTCGCAAGAATCCTCGGGCGGCACATCCTCGGGAGCCCTCTCGCCGTAGGCGACACGAAGCGCCTTACCCTTCTTGATGACCTCGAGGTAGTTATTGTGGGGGCACCCGACCAGCGGACAGGGCCGCGGCCCGTCCTCACATTCCTGCCGAGTTCGTGGCCGTACAAACCCCTCGGGGTACACCGCCTTAGATTCCAGCGGCACACCCAAGAGAATCATCGGCCTGCCCACCGACGGCCGGCCATGCTGGGGTCGACGAATAGAGGCACAGTCACACAACTCCCACCGGTCGTTCTTCCGTGGCTGGCCGTTCTTCTTGAACCCGCGCCGCCTCACCCTACCTTCACCCTTACAGTCGGGGCAATCGGGGTTACCCCGAACCCACTGCCGACGCGGCACCCTAGAATCGACGCGTGGTGCGGACATGGGTAGTCTTCTCCTTTCCCGTAGCCTTCAACCACTTCTCAGCGTTCTTCACGGCATGGTAACGATTACGCCGACCCTCACCCTCTTCCACCAACCCCACACACGGATAGAACCGCCTCAACCGCCGGCCGAAGGCGTTAGGCGCCACCCGCCGACCCACCGCCGCCGAGTTGAACTTCTCACAGAGCTCTCCCGCGGTCCACAACTCCCGCCCCGCCAGGTCTAACCCCTCGAGCCCTACAAGCCAAGCGTCAAGTTCACTCCTAACCCCCTCAATCATCTCCTTCTTGGCACCCGTCAAGGGCGGTGGTTGGGTGGGGGAGAAGTCACCGTAGTCGAGCTCCCGCTGCAAGTAGTGGAGCAGTGCCGCGGGCCCGTCGCCATCCATCCAGGCGTAGTAGTCATCATAGAACTTGGCCGGCAGCTTCCCTACCGATACCTCATGGATGAAGAGCCGACGGTCATGCTCGTCCAGATAGAACGCGTCGCCGTGGTTGCTGGTGAAGTAATAGTTGAGGTAGTCCGGCATCGTGAACTGCGGCACATGCTTCAGGTTCACGTTGAAATCACGCTGGGTGATGAGCTTCTTGAGAAGGTCTGCCCGTTGCCGGGTGTCATGGGAGGAGATGTCGTCGACCAAGACGAACTGCCGGCCTAGGGCCCAACTAGTGAAGTCCGACTCGAGGGCCAACTGGGGGATGCTGATGAAGTTGGCCCCGTAGATGCGGCCCAGTGTCTCGCCCACGAGCGTCTTGCCCTGGCCTTGACGGGCCGACCAGATGCCGACCGCGGTCAAGAGTTTGGTCCCGAGCTTGTACAAGGGATAACCGCACCATCTCTCAAACCACCTTCGCGCCTCCGGCTCCGCTCCCGTAAACAAGTGATCAAGCAACCGCACCCACGGCCCAACGTCACCCTTCTTGGGTTCTACCGACAGGCTGATCCATGAATTCAGCCGGCGGTGGGGCAACACCTTCGGTTGGCCGGGGGCGTAGGTCAGCGCCTCAAAGGCACGGCGGCAAGGCCATTGCAGCCAAGCCTCCGCCACCGACACCACCTGCATACGGTCGTTGACGAGTTTGGTAGCCCGTACCGCCGCCGCCACTACGTTAGTGAAGGCCGAGGCCGACATGGGTTTAGGCTGGGGCCGCCCGTGATGGTCCGTCGCCGCCTCGTCGTAAATCGACGCGGGGTGCTCGAGTACGGCGAACCGCTCACTCATGCGCCACAACGCCACCGCCAAGTCACCCTCTACCAAGTCTCCCTTGTCAAGCAACGCGTCGAGACCCTTACGCCCGCGAGCCACCAGGAAGTCGTCGAGCCCACATTTCTGCCCCGGTACAAGCTCTGGGAGGTACACACAAGAAACCAACGCGCCCCGCCTTACCAAGATGTCAGTCAGGCGTGCGATGGCCTTAGCCACCTCTGGCTTCACCATCACGTCGGAGTCAAAACAGATGTACACCGGCCGACGGTCCCACGTGACTTGCTCGAGCTCAGGCAAGAGCTCCGTCGCCGCCGCCTTGGAACCGAATGACCAGACGCCGCCGAGCCCTAGGCACCGGAGACCCGCCTTGCAGGCGCAAGCCGCCTTCTTCTCACCTTCCGTTAGCCACAACGGTTGCTCCCGGTCGGCGAAGATGCCTGCCCAGGGTACCCCAGGCGCAAGGTACACGGCAGGCGGTGTGCCGGCGGGCTGCGCATAACGTATCCACTCGACGGCGCGGGCGCCAAAGGCCTTTGCGGGTGGGGCCTCGAGAAGGCGCGCCCGAAACAAGTCGCGGCGGCGCTTGCCACTTGGCTCGAAGTAGGGAAGTGTCAAGGCAGCTTGACAATGGCCGGGGAGGCGGCGGGCCGTCTCAGCGGGTGGTAGGAACTCGATGCCCAGGGCTTCTGCGTCGGCTTCGGTCAAACCCGAGCGGGCTAGGTCGGCAAGGCCTAGCATCCGGGCTCGGGCGGCGTCTTCATCCACGGGCACAGGTTTTGAACGGGGCTTGGCTTTCACAATGGATTCTCCTCGGCCTGGTAACGAACCCTAACCCCGCCGGGGCAACGTGGCCGAGGAGGGAGCGCCGACCCGACGGGGAAAGGGTTCAAAGGACTATTAAGGGTTACGGCGCCAAAAGTAAACGATGAAGTTCTAGGCAATGTGGCGCTTGAATGATTCAGCCCACCGCCCAGGGGTGAATGAACCATGCGCTTGGTACTCTGCCAAGATGACCTGCGCCAACCCGTAACGAGCTTTCAGCGCTTGAGAGGGATTGGAAACCTCGGCCAAAGATTGCTCGTAACTCCGTATGAACCGCTTAACCGATACCAACTCCTTGCGCATGGCTTCACGTTTCTGAAGTTCTTCCGGCGGGCGGGGTGGCCGCCCGACTTTGGCAGAGGGCTTGTCAGGTAGTTTGTCCAATGCTACCAAACTGCGGAGATAATCCTCGACAGTCATGCCATATCCTTTTGCCGTATCGGCGAGCTCGGCGGCCTCAGACATAGTGAAAACGGGGTAAAAGCAAATTCTCTTTTCGGTGGGCATTGAAGTCTCCTTTGGGTTGATTGGGTCAGTGGATATGGTTTTTGCTGTATCGGATATGGCAGTTTTGAGTGGGAACCATATCGGAGGCACTCTAATCAAAATGGCCTCAAACGAGGGCTTTGATATGGTTGATATGGTTATCTTCTAAGTACTGTATTCTACTCTAAAATATAAGTAAATAGTGGTAGGTGGGTATACCCCCAGTATTGATAGCAGATTGCCTAGAATACGTAGAGTAGGGAATTTGCCATATCCATATCGGAGGCCGTTTCGAAATTCGTGTAGCGGCGGGGTTCGACATGGGTTTGGTCGTCGGCCGGCGAGGGTCGTTTGGTTGCCCTCCCACCCCCGCCTGCCACCTCTACCTTTCAGGCTCCATTGTATTGTTGCTTGGGACAAACACTAAAAAACCCAAACAACAGTGAATCAATGCGCTACCGCAACCCAGGCCCAAAGAAGAAACCTCGCGGGATTCCGTTCGCCAAGGGCAACAAGCTCGGTGGTCGCAAACCACTCCCAGCTGATGTCAAGGCAGCCTTTGAGGGTATGCTCCCCGATGCGGTTGAAGCACTACAACAGATTGTCAAGCAGCGTAAGCACCCCCGTCGAGAGCAGGCGGCAGAGTACATCACTAATAGGGTGGGCGGCACACCTTCGAGTTCAGTGCACTTGTCTGGTCCCAATGGAGAACCCTTACAATCGGGCCCATTGCAGATCTCAGTGTCATTCTGCAACACCCCACTCTCGCTAGGTAAGGCTGCGGTTACTCATATTGGGCCCGACGGCAACCCCATTGAAGTAGAGCCGCCTCTGCGAGATGACCAGGTAGACGCCACCCCGCCCCAGTTGCGGAAGGACGTATAGGGTTATCCATGGGGCCGATGGTTCGCGCATGCATCGACTTCCAGTTGGCGCCCTGGGCCGAGGTACTCATTCGCGAGCGTAGCCGTTACAAGATCATCTACGGCGGCCGCGGGTCAGGGAAGTCTTGGCAGATCGCTAGAGTACTTCTGCTCCTCATGATGAACTTTCGGGTCAAGGTACTCTGCGCCCGTGAGTTCCAGCTGTCAATCAAGGACTCAGTTCACACGCTACTCAAAGAGCAGATTGCTTCACTCAAGTTGCCGGGTTGGGTTGTGGACCAAACCGAGATCACATTCGGCCCCAATGGGTCGAAGTTCTTGTTCGCGGGCCTTTGGCAGAACGTCGAGAAGATTCAATCCTTTGAAGGCATCAACATCGTATGGATTGAGGAAGGCCAGAGGGTCTCGGAGAACAGTTGGAAGGTTCTCACCCCAACCATTCGCACGCGACCCATTGCAGGGTGGCCGGCTGAGTGGCCCCAGTCAGAAATCTGGGTATCATTCAACCCCATTGAAGAGACTGACCCCACTGCGCAAAGGTTCTTGGTAAACCCACCACCCAATACTATCCAAATCAAGGTCAATTGGCGCGACAACCCATGGTTGCCCCAAGAACTACGTGATGAGGCGGAGCACCTGCGCCGTACTGACCCCGAGGAGTACTACCACGTCTGGGAAGGTCAGTTCTGGTCGCGAGCCGATGCACAAATCTTCAACAAGAAGTGGGGTGTGGCGCCCTTCACCCCGGGCATCGATTGGGTGGGCCCGTTCTACGGCATCGACTTCGGGTTCAGCACTACACCCACTTGCGTTGGTAAGCAATGGGTCTACCAGAACTGCCTCTACGTGCAGGAGGCTTACGGTGGCCTGAAGATTGACACGGTGGACATCCCCGCCCAACTAGACCGCCTTCCTGAGGTCAAAGAGTCTCGGGGTGGGGTCTTGTTTCGGGCAGACTCAGCTCGCCCCGAGACGATCTCCTTCCTCAACAACGCTGGGTATTGCGTCAACGGCGCGGAGAAAGGCCAGGGCAGTGTGGAAGACGGCCTCTCGTTCCTGCGTTCGTTCGACCGCATCATCATCCACCCCGATGCCAAGATGGCGGAGCACGACGCGCGTCTATACAAGTACAAGGTAGACAAGCACACTGGGGAGGTCCTCAAGGAGATCGTCAAGAAGTATGATGACTACTGGGACCAATGCCGGTATGCACTCGAGCCCCTCATCAAGGGCAAGTTTGGTTCAATGAATGACCTCGTGTAAGGAGTGACCCATGTTCAATCCAGACCAACCACGAGATGACCATGGCCGGTGGGGTGAAGGTAAGGGTGAGGAGAACTTGAATTCACTACCTGAAAAGCAATACAGTGATGAGCAGAAGTCAGCAGGTCTAGGCGGGCGCGGCGGTGATGTCAATGCAGGAGATGTCTTCGACCAACCCCACGCCAACGTTCTATTCGGTACGCCGAAGGAGACTAGTAAACTGTGGACTCGTACACTCGTAGACGTACGTGACCTCATTCCAACACAAAACTACATCCCGCGCGAAGGCTTGCGGGCGTACATGAAAGCCCCACCAAAGGGTCGACCTGAGGTGGTATCTGAAAATGGTAAGTTGTACATCACAGCTGGCCATACACGCATCGGCGCACAAATCCTTGGGGGCGCTCGATTTGTAACCGTCAATTTAGTTGATTTTGACGGGAAGAAGTTCGTCAAAGGGCATCCATAGGAGGATTCCGACATGTCAAAGCGAAATGTGAAACGGTTCGGGGCAGCTCTTAGCCAGACAACACGGCCACTCTCAGTTGAGGCCCAAGACGCAGCAGCGGCCGATGGGCTGTCGGACTTCGTTTCAGGGTTGCAGACCATGGGACTGCGCAATGAGAAGGTGGGCATTGGGACAGCTCGTGATCAGCGTGCCTATACCCAATACAACCCGGTTGCGCCTATTGACCGCGTGACCGTAGAGAATATATATCGCACATCGTGGTTGGGCAATCGAATCATCTCTACGTTGCCCGAAGACATGATGCGCAACTGGCGGCGGGTGAAGTGGGACGACCTAGGCGACGACGACCAGGACGTGAAACTGTTTCAACGTTTGGAGAAGAAGTTGCTGGTCAAGAAGCGACTCCTTACTGCGTCCAAATGGGCCCGCCTCTATGGGGGTGCGCTCCTCATCCCCGTGCTGAAGAGTCAACCCGATGAGGTACTACCAGAACCATTGGACTACGACCAGATTGAGAAGGACGACCTGGTTGCCATCCACGTCTTTGACCGTTGGCGCGCGTCCCACGATGGGACTATCATCAACGATGCCCTGGACCCTCAGAATGGTATGCCTGAGCACTACCGTCTGGCTGAGTCCTCAGTACGTCTTCACCACTCACGTGTCATCAGGCTAGATGGGCGGGAGATGCCTTACTTCATTTGGCGTGCCAACTCGATGTGGAACGACAGTGTGCTTCAGATTCTGATCAACAATCTCAAGCAATACGACACTGCCGTCGCAGCCCTTACCACAATGATGTTCCAGCTCAACGTCGACGTTATTTTGCAGCAAGGGTTGAAGGGTCTTCTCAGCATGAAGGGTGGCGAGGCCAAAGCCATCGAGCGCTTCCGTCAGTTCGCCATCACGAAGGCCTTTAATGGCATCGCGCTGCTGGACAAGGACACCGAGACCTTCGAGCGCCACCCATACACGTTCTCCGGCGTGGACAAAGCCTTCGACAAGGTGATGTTCGACGTGTGCGGGGCAGCTGACGTACCCTTCACTAGGTTGTTCGGACAGTCACCCGCGGGCATGAATGCCACGGGAGAAAGTGACACGCGCAACTACTACGACCATGTGTCAGCGCGTCGGGAAGAGCACATAGACCCCGCGGTGTCGAAGTTGGATGAGTTCCTAGCGCGTTCGGCCTTTGGGCACATGCCTGAGGGGTTCGAGTCTGAGTGGCGCCCATTGTGGCAAGAGACTGCCAAAGAAGCGGCAGACACAGAGTACACCAAAGCTCAGACGGCACAGATTCACTGGAACATGGGTGCCATCGACGAGGCGACGATAGCCCAAGACCTCTACTCGCGCAACGTTTACGACGGCTTGACCAAGCAACATGTGAAGAACACCGAACGCATGGCGCGGGCCAACGCCCAGGCCACGCAGACTGACGGTATCACTAATTCTGGCCGGTCCGGTAAGGTACTCCCGGGGCAGAAAGCCCAAGAAAAATCACCAGTTACGGATGACAAGGAGAATGAGGAGGATGAGGGCAGCGCTGGTAAGTAGGTTAAATCGTTGGCCATTCTGTAAGGTATCCTTGGATGCTCGACGTCGTTGCCCACGCGTTCTACCGGCCTCACGTTGCGCGCATGACCAAGCGCGTTGGGCGTCAGCTTCGACCCATCAGACCTAGCCGCCAAGCCGAGCTGTGGTATCTCAACCGGTTGACAGATGGCATCGCGGACCTTAAGACCGCCGCCAAACGTCATCTATTGAATGTTCTAAGGCCCCTAGCGGTCCCATCAGGCGTGATGGATGCCGACCCCTGGGCGAAGGCCCTAGCGGACCTTTCACGTGACAAGGACTTCAATTCGTTGAGCGGGCAGGCGCAACTCCTCGCCCGCCTGGCGGCGAAGAAATCCCTCTTCTGGACTGACGACAAGCTAGCCAAGGAGGTCTCTCGGTCGTTGGGGGTGGACATCCGGGCGGTGCTCCACGAGCAGGGTAAGGTTGCGGATAAGATGCGGGAGTTCACTAAGTGGAACGTCGACCTCATTCAATCGATACCCGACCGCTTCAAGGCAGACCTAGCAGACAAACTCTCTGATGCCTGGGCCTCGGGTCTACGGGTCAAGGGGGTTGAATCTATTGTCGACGACGTGGTGCAGGCGGCAGGTGACAATGCCGAAGCCAATGCGGGGCGCATTGCTCGTGACCAGATGGGCAAGATGAATGCGGCCTTCAACCAGGTACGCCAAACGGAGCTTAGCATTCGCAAGTACCGGTGGCAAACGGCCCACAATGAGAAGGTAAGGCCCGAACACGCGGCCATGGAGACAGGTGGGGAGAACGGCGGTGGTATCTATTCGTGGGACGAGCCGGGGCCCTTGGCAGGGACCATCGACGGTGAACCTTGTTACCCAGGCGAGGATGTCGAGTGCCACTGTGCTGCTATCCCCGTGTTTGACCTTGATGCTCTTGAACAGGAGGCCTTCGGATGAGTACGACTAGCCAGTTAGCTGCCAAAGGACACGCAGGCGCACGGGCGTTGGATGCTTTCAACGCTGACCAACCGCGTGACGAGCGCGGAATGTGGTCGTCAGAAGGCGGCCCGGGAAGTGGTGCCCAAACATCGTCTGAGCACTCTGCTTCTGCGGCGTCACATAGGTCTGCGGCGGTAGAACACGCTGCACGTGGTGAACACAAGGTGGCGAAAGCGCATGAAGAAGCTGTGAAACTCCACGAGGCGGCTGTTAGTGTACGCCGAGACCTCCACACCAATCTAGAAGCTGGTCGTAACACCAGCCTTATTCGTGCGGCTGGTAGTGCGACGAAAGCGGCTCAAAAAGCTTCCACTGCCGCCCACCAGGAGTCGCTCAAGGTTGGTGCCACCCCCATCAAGCAAACGGGTTCCGCCGCTCCGGGTACGGGCGGTCGCGTATTTGGTGGTGGTGCAGGTGGCAAACGCATATATGGGAATGCTTCAACGCCTGAATCGCGTGCAGCGAATACATTGACGAAGTTCACGAATAGCACACGTATACCACCGTCACGCGGTCAACATGAGCAGGCGGCTGTCGCGCATGAAAAGGCTGCAAAAGCAAGTTCGACTTCCGCTGTTCGAGGATACCATCAATCTATGGTTGCATTTCATCAGAACCAAGCCCGTCAGTTGAAAACTCGAGCTACCTGGAAGTAAGATGCGCACCCCCATCGTCTACGACCACCAGCCCATCACCCGCCGCCAACGAACCAAGGAAGAATACCTCCTTGTGCCAGGTCTCATCGCTGCGTCGGACAACGTGCAGTCGTACCTCGCGGGAGAACTCAAGATCAAAGGCTTGCCGCCCACCCAGATAGTAAGGGTATTCCGCCCCAAGGCGGAGGTAGACAAGGCGGCCCAGGGCTTCGACGGCAAACCCGTGACCCTCGAACACCCGCGCAATATGGTCTCCGCCAAGACTTGGCGCACGGTGGCGCGCGGGGAGGCCTACAATACGCGGCCTGTGACCGAAGGTCTCGAGTCCGACTTGCTGGTGCGCGACGCCCAAGCTATCGATGCCATCGAGCGGGGTGAGAAGACTGAACTCTCGGCAGCCTATGACTTCCACCTCGAGTTGAAGCCGGGCATCTCCCCGCGGGGTGAGGCCTACGACGGTATTGCTTCAGATTTCATTCCAAATCACATTGCGATTACGGCAGCCGCCCGGGGTGGGCACATCTGCCACGTCGCCGATACAGACAAAGGAGACCGACCCATGAGATCAGTCGTATTTGACGCACTGGTGCTCGGCGCCGTGACAGGGTTCCGAGCCGACCTGGAGGAGCCTGTGGCCTCTCAGGTGGAAGACACTTTCAAGTTCTTGGTAGGGGCTCGAGACGCTGCCGTCAACGAGCGCGACGGCATCATCGAAGAGTGCCGACAGAAGCTCGAGACCCAAGCCCAAGACCACGCCGACAAGATGAAGGCCCTCGAAGATGGTCTGCCGGCGCGCATCGAGGCCGAGGCCCAGGACCGGGCTAGCGTCTTGGCGGGTGCCGAGAAGTTGGGTCTCAAGCTCGTGGCCGAGGGGAAGGACACCCTGACCCTGCGCCGTGAGGTACTCGTCGAGGCTGCCAAGGATGCAGGTCGCAAGGCGGTCATGGATGCCATGGTGCCCGACGTGGCCAAGGTCGACGTGGCCACGGCCAAGCTCGCCACCGCGGCGCTCTTCGCGTTGCCCACTGTGACCTCGACAACCAAGAATGCCCAGGCGCACGATGCCTTGGGCAAGGCCCTCTCGGGCACGGGGCGCGCCTCGGCGAAGGACGCTGAAAAGCCCATGGGCCGAGAGGCCGCCATGCGATCCAGCTCCAAGGCCTGGATGCGGGGCAAAGACACTACGGGTTGCGACCCGAAACAGATGAAGAACGCGTAGGCACATCCGCCGAAGCACAAAGAAACCAAACACAAGGAGAATTGACAAATGGCAAAGCCAGATCTCAGCCCCGGCGGACTGCTACCCGTGCGCGGCTATGACGGTCAGACCTCACGGGCGACCGAAACCATCATTGACAGTCTCGTGAACAGTGGGACGGAAGTCATCGCTGCCGCGCAATGCGTCGGTCGTGACCCGAACCAACCCCTCTGCCTACGCCTCGCGCGGGTGGATGACGAACTCCTGGGCCTCGTGCATCGTGACCCCATCACGTATCACGCGGACTCCAGCGGCAACGTTGGGTTCGCGCAATACCGGTCCACGCCGTTCATGCGGTTGGGCTTCATGAACGCCACCCCGTCCGAGGCTGTCAGGGCCGGCGATGGTGTGGTGGCGATCTTCAACGCGGGGGTGTTCGACAGCCTCGGCGGCACCACCCTCGGACTCTCGGCGACCCGCCGTTTGATCAAGGGCCACAAGTGGGAAACCAACACCGATGCCAACGCAAGCGAGCCCGGTGAGCTCAGCGTTCTGGGCACCAACTCCGTCAACTACGTGACCTACTAGGCCGCGGGCCGGAAACTTCAAAAGGAGAAATGAACATGCAGATTCAGGCAATGGACAGCACCGGCCAACTCATCGAAGCCACGGTGGACGATGGCCGCTATCGCGCGATGGATTCCTTCGTGCAATCACGCAAGGAACAACTCATCGTCCCACCCGCCGGCCTCGTAGGGGTCATGGACGCGGGCGAGGCGATGAGCTTCCTCGTGTCACAACTCGCTTTCACCGAGGCGAAGGTGTTCGAGAAGTACCGCACCCCGATGCAGAATGAGCAATTCATTCCGCAGAGGTTCGACGCGGGCGAGCATGTCGACACCATCCGCTACGAGGTGTTCGACTACGTGGGTGACACTGACGACGCGTCGCCGAAGTCCAACACCCCGCGTACGGTCGATGTGGCATTCGCCCAGGTCGACTACGGCGTGCGTGATGGTCAGGTGGCGTACGAATACACGCAGCATGACCTGCGTGTCACGGCATTCCTGCGCAAGCCGTTGCCCGAGGCCAAGCTCCAGGCCGCGGTTCAGACCTACAAGCGCCGCATGAACAAGGTCGGTCTTTTCGGTCGCGCCGAGTACGGCTTGCAGGGTCTGTTCAACAACAGTCTCGTGCCCACCGCCACGCTGCCCTATGGCAACTGGACGGCTACGACGGACACGGACCAGATGCTTGCTGACATGAACTACCTGCTCTATTTGGGGTGGGTGGGTTCGGCCAACAACGTCGTACCGAATCAGATCGTGATGCCCTCCCGGGCGTACACGTTGATTGGGCAGCGGCACTTGCCCTACACCAACACGACCGTGCTCGACTTCTTCCTCGAGCACAACCTGGCCAAGGACCGTGGTGGTTCGTGCCAGGTCGACCCCGGCTTCGGCCTGGAGACGGCCGGCGTGGGTGGTACCCCGCGTACCATGGCCTACTACCTCGATGAGGACCACGTGGTGCAGCACATCCCGCTGCCCTTGCGCTTCCTCGCGCCGCAACCCGAAGGCACGTACATCCGCGTGTACGGTGAATATCGCTACTGCGGCACGCACATTCGCTACGTCAACGCCGCCGTCTACGCCGACGGCATCACCAGCAGCTAGTCACCACTCGGTTAAAGGAGGACCTTCAATCATGATCAAACTGGAAAACACCTCGGACGCGCCAATCTACCTTCCCAAGCTTCAACCCGAAGCGGTGGTTGATGGGAAGAAGGTGACGCCGTTCGACAATGATATTGTCATCGTTCCACGTGCCAAGCGGTTGGAAAGCACGGACGAGAAGACGGGTGACAAGCGGGTCAGTACCGTGTTGGGCACGGCAGAAGTCGAAGACGACGTCTGGACTCGTCTGAAGTTGAATAAGGTCGTTGCGACCTACCTCTCCTCGGGCCGACTGCGGGTGGCCGGGTCCGCCGGTCCTCCACCCGCGCCTGCCGCGTCCGTGGGAGGCAAGGGCGGGAGGTAGGTCGTGACGGCAACACAACTCAAAGCCATTCTTCCACCACTCAGTGCATTTTCGAATGCCGCGGTGGATGCGAAGATTCTTCTCGCCGACCCGTTCTTCGACGTGGCTCGGTGGGATACCCTATATGCAGAGGGGTTGGCCAACTGGTGTTGCCACTGGTTGTTCCTGGACGGGTTGCCGGGGTCTTTGGACGACGGCGCTGAGGTAAGTGAGAATGTGGGTGACACTTCGTTCTCGCTTCACTCTCAAATCGTTCTTGAACAGGCCCACGACCAGATGATGCGTACGCGGTATGGTCAGCGGTACCGACAACTGGCGGACCAAGTGGGTATAGGAGGCGTGGTCGCGTGAGCGTGAGTTGGGAAAACACTTTGACCCCCGGCCTCGAGGCGCTGAAGAAGCGTCTAGCGGCCGGGGAGCATCTTGTCAAGGTAGGTCTTCCCAGTGGCCCCAAGATGGAATCTGACGGTACAGCCTCCACTAAGTCATTAGAAGAGGTCGCACTTATCAATGAATTTGGGTCGCAAGACGGGCACGTGCCCGAACGGCCGGCCTGGCGTCTGGGCCTGGCGCACGGACAGGAAGACTTCAATCGCCTGAACCGGGCAAATCTCAAACTCGTGGCCGACGGCAAGAAGACGTTGGCCCAGGCCTTGGGTGAGTTGGGTGCTATGGGTGCCGGGCGGGTCAAGACTGAGATTGACGTGGGTGACTTTGAACCCAATGCCCCGAGTACCATTGCCAAGAAGAAATCAAGTCACCCACTCATCGAAACCACCCAAGAGAAGAACTCTGTGACGTGGGAGGTGATGGGATGAGTATCAGGATGGAGCGGGTTGTCACCAACCGACGCTTTCCGCAACAGACGGTCACTCTTTTTCGACCGGTGTTTGGCACGGAGAAGTTGGGTGTTATGCCCATCACATTCGAGGACCCAGTACCGCTACCCAATGCCATCTGTCAACCGGCCGGTGGCGATGACCTGGACCTTCTACCTGAGGGTGAGCGTCTGAAGAACATCATGGCAGTTTGGTCTACGGCGCCAATGTATGTAGCCAATGGTAAGGACCGAGACTCCGACGTGTTGGAGTTCGACGGTATCCGGTACACCGTCATGAAGATGTTCAATCGGTCGGCAAACGGGTTCTACAAAGTCTTGGCCGAGGGGTTTGTGTATGTCGTCACTTGATTACATGACGGCGCTTCACCAACTCGTGCGGCAGTTGCTGCAGGCGGCTCTAGGGCTTACTGACGAGAACTTCTTTCGCCCACACGGGATGAGAACTCCCGCGGGCGCGGCTAGCCAGCCCTACGCGACGGTTCAAATTTACGCCAGCGACATGGCTTCATTTGACCTTCGGCGGTTTCTAGTCACCGACCCCAATGTTGCGGACGTTGTGCCGGTGGGTACGTCTACCAACCTGATCGAAGTACTCGAGACCTTGGACTTCTTCACGGCCTCGGTGCAGTTCTGGCGAGACGGTGCGGTAGATTCAGCCGGGCGGCCTACTTGGGGTGAGACTGCTCATTCTCGGGCCCGGTCCCTAGTAGCTCGGTTGGAACTTTCAGAGAACGTGGCCTTGGCCAATAGTTACGGCCTCGGGTACTCCAAGGCCAGTCAGGTACGTGACCTGTCGGGCAACGTAGATGGGGCCAATGAACGGCGGGCCCAGGTGGACCTGACCTTCTATGTCTCCAACGCCGAAGTCGCCGCTATCAACTCCTTCCGTTACGCAAACCTTCAACTCAAGATTCAGCAACCCGACGGCCATCTCAACGAGGTGAACACATGAGTACCATTCCTGTCAGAAAGATCGTCAACGTTTCGGTTCTGGTTTCGGCGGTGGCCCCGGCAGCGCCGTCCTTCTCCCGTTGTTTGGGTGTGGGGGTATCCGCCCGACTGCCCACCTACGACCGGCTCCGTCTGTACAATGACATGGACGGGGTGGCAGTCGACTTCCAATCGACTGACCCGGAGTATCTGCTGGCGCAGAAGTGGTTCTCGCAAAGCCCGCGGCCCAATGAATTCATGATTGGGCGATGCGTTCTCGCACCCTTCGCAGGTTCCCTGAGGTCTGGTGCGAGAAGCGAACTCATCGCACTCTACCAGGCCGTGACCAATGGTGGCTTCGATACCCGGGTAGATGGTACCCTGTACCACGTAACAGGGGTGGACCTTCACGATGCGGCAGACTTGGCCGACGTGGCTGCGGCAGTCCAAGTGGCACTCCGTTCAGCGGGCGCCACTGATTCGACGGTCATCGATAACGATACGCAATTCGTGGTGACTTCGGGCACCACAGGGGTGTCGAGCACGGTGAATTACTGTTCGTCACCGGCCTATCCGTACACTGACCTCTCGGCTCTCATGGGTCTGACGGCGGGCCAGGGTGCAGGCAAGGTCGACGGTGGGGCGGCGGAAAGTGTGGTCGACAGCCTCACGGCGTTCAACCGCATCGATGGTTCTTGGTACGGTTTCGAGTGCACCAAAGAGCGAACGGATGACGAGTTGCTGGCCGCGTCGGTATGGGCGGAGGCCAACAGCAACAAGTTTCACTTCATCACGTACTCTTCGCCGGTCGCGTACGACAGCGGGAGCACGGCCGATCTGGGGTATCGCCTCAAGGCGGCGCAACTCACTCACACACTGATTCAGTTCAGCTCCACCACGGACTACGCGGTGGGTTTGGGTGCGGCGAAACTGCTACAGGTCAGCTATGACCAAATCAATTCGACCATCACCCTCGAGTTCAAGCAAGAACCGACGGTCACCCCCGAGAATCTCTCGGCTACGCAATACAACGCTCTTGAGGCGAAGAACTACTGTTACCTGGGCACCGTTTCGAACGGCTTCGTCATGATCTTCAATACGAAGACCCCGAGCGGCCGCTTTGTCGATGAAGTTGTCAATATCGACTGGTTCCAGGCCGACATGCAGAACAACGTCTTCACGGCCCTCGCTACGTCACCCACCAAGGTGCCTCAGACCGATAAGGGTATGGAGGTGTTGCTCCAAGCCGCGTCGAAGACCTGTGAAAAGGCGGTACGAAATCGCATGGCGGCTCCTGGGACTTGGACCCACGACGGGTTTGGAGCCCTTGTGACTGGTGACTTCTTGCAGCAGGGTTACTACCTCTACGCGCCGCCGGTGGCGTCGCAGTCGGACGCTGACCGCGCGGCCCGCAAAACCCCACCCATTCAAGGGGCCCTTATTGGGGCCGGGGCATTCCACTCGGTGGATATTGTCGTCAACTTCCAACGGTAAAGGAGCAAGCACATGCGAGTCTTTCAATTTGGTAACGTGACGGCGGTGCTTGACGCTGCCCACGAGGTGACAGGTTATGCCGCGGGCGACGATGTCATCAAGGCAGAGCGGTCGGTAGACGGGGCATCTCACGTCATGGGTGCCGACGGGTCGATGGCTATGGCCATCAGTTCCGATAAGTCAGGTACCGTCACCTTCAAACTACTCCAAACCAGTAGCACGAACCGCTACCTCCTGCAGCGATACGCGCTTCAGGAAGCGGGGTCACGAACTTTCACTCCGATTAGTTTGAACGTGAAAGACGTGCACCGACTCGATGTCATCATCGGTATCGCGGGGTACCTCAAGAAGTTGCCTATGATTCAACGCGGTGAGAAGACCGCTGAACAGGAATGGAGCATCGTCTTCCAGCAACTTTGGTTCGACCTTGGCGATGCTATGGGCATCGGGTCACCCTCAATCACCGTCGAGAATCTGGGGTAGACCATGGCTTGCAAGGAGGACCGATTCGAATGTGGTAACCGCGTCTACCTGATTCGCCAGATGCCTCCACGGCTTGCGGTGCCGATGGAGGTTTACCTGGCGAAGACGCTAGGGCAACCAATGTTCAAGGCCTTCTCTACTGCCGAACTCAGTTCGGAGGGGGCGATGGCCTTGGCGGTAGGGCTCTTCACGGAACGGTTGGACGACGCCCAGCTTCTCAAGATGATGCAGACCGCCTTTCGGTTTGTAGGCATTAAGGATGTCATCATCCGTATTTGCGAAGAGAACGACGGCGGGGAAGGTCTCGACACCCATTTCGTGGGCCGAAACCGAGAGCTCTGGCAGGTATTCATCAAAGTGTTGCAGGTCAACTTTGCCGATTTTTTCGTCGGCGCCCTCTCGCCTTCGAGTCTGTTCGCAAAGCTGAGGGCTACGATCTTGCCGAAACAGTCAACATCGACCTCTTCCTCTGGCGACCCTGCGTCAGCGACCCCGTTCTCTGCCGAGACTTCTACCTCTTAGAAGATGGCACGTATTCCATAGACGACCTTCTGGACATGCATGAGTTGCTCGACGTCTTGGCAGAGAATGCCCGCCGTCGGGCCGAGTATGAAAAGGAGAATCGTGACCGAAACAAGAGGCCCTAATGAGTGAAGAAAGCATCATCGGTAAGTTCTTCGGCGTGCTCGGCTTCAAGGTCGATCATAGGGGCGTCGAAGAGTTCCAAAATTCACTCACGGGGTTGAAGCACGCGGTAGAAGGTATCTTCGCGATTGCGATCATTGAACGGGCGGTTGAATTCGTCGAGAAGTCAATTGGTGCGGCAGCTGCTGTGAACGACCTGGCTGAGGTGACTGAGATGTCAGCCACGCGTATCGACGCCCTGGGCCGGGTGGCGGCGGAGAATAGCGCCAGTCTAGAGTCTATGAGTTCGGCAATTATGAGCGTCTACCGGGCGACTGGGCAGGCGGCCATGGGCATCGGGCGCAATGTTAAACTGTTCCGTACATTGGGCATCGACCCCAAGCAGATTCATGGGGTTGACGATGCCATGACGAAACTCGCGGACAAGTTCCAGAAGATGGACATGTCCAAGGTTATCGGTACGGCGAGCCGCTTGGGTATCGACCCCATGATCGCCAAGGCGATGAAGGAGATGGGCGGGGAAGGTTGGCGCAAGGCAGTTCAGGAGGCTATGGGGAAGGGTCTTCTGACTGATGCTGATTACGAACAGGCGGACAAGACCGAGAAGACTTTCAAACGATTTCACATTCTAACCAGTCAAATATCCGCGCTTCTTGCAAATCAACTGGCACCGTGGATTCGTAAGGCAGTTGACTCGGTTGAGAAGTTCCTCACGGAGAATAAGGTCAAGATCATTGAGAAGATTAAGGGGGCGATGCACTTCCTCTCTCAAATCCTGGGTGTTGTCTGGGGTTGGGGTGAGCGTCTTTTCAGCAGTCTTACGCACTTGTATCAGGCCATGGAGAAGAGCCGGACGGCGGGTGAGGCGTTGCGGTTAGTGCTAGTGACCATCGCCTTCGTGAAAGCGGGTGAAATCTTCGACAAGGTGGCGACGGCAGTTAACAACATGTGGACGGCCTTCACCGCGGCACCAAAGGCCTTGTCTATCATCGGCCTCATCCTGGTGGGTATCGGGTTACTGGTCGAGGACTTCATGGCGTGGAAGGCAGGGGAGGAGTCGGTATTCAAAGACCTCAATGAGAAGTGGCCCAATGCTATCAAGGTCATCTCGGTAGCGATGGAGGGTCTTTTGGCTGTCTGGTTGGACATTGTGGCGGCCGCCCGTGTTCTGGGTATCATCGCCAAAGAGGACGCGGCGCCTAAGACCTCCATTGCCTGGTACAAGAAGATGCAGGCGAACCCGCCATTGCCGCCGTCGGCTGATTACGCCGACTACATGAAGATGAAGGCAATGATTGAGAGCGGACAGCATCCCGCGCAACAGTTGTTCGGCAACATGGCCTCTGCCGCGGGTCCAGTCCTGACGATGGCAGACGTCATTCGAAATGGTGAGGCCACCAATAAGGCCAAGGCGGCGGATATTACCGGTATTCTTGCTGACATCGAAGCAAAGAGGCCTGGCGCGCTGAACCCCGCCAGCATCGCGGGTATCTTGGCGGACGTCGACGCTAGGCGTTCATTGAACCAGTCGGTGGGTGGTATCACCTACATCACGGGCACCAAAGTCGAGGTCAAGGCTGACACCCCCGAACGCGCTAAGGCGTCGGGCGCTAGTGTACGGGACGCGCTTTCGTCGCAACAGATTCGAGACTACCAGCCGAGGGGTATCTAACCATGCCATTCGTGACAGTTTCTCGGAGTTGGTTTGGGGGTCAAGACGCCAGCGCGTGGTCACGTACGTTCGACGCGGTGGAGGTGGAAGACCACACATTCGAGACCGAGGTGACAGAGAACCCGGTGGAGACTGGGAACTCCATCTCAGACCATGCCTATGATCGCCCCATCCAACTGTCGATTACGGCGGCGATCAGCGACATCCCGCCACCCGGTAAGGAGAACGACCTCTACGCGCAGACGGGGCCCACCCGCGGGATGGCGGCTTATGCTTGGTTCCGGCAACTCCAACGAGCGCATGAGCCGTTCTCGGTGCAGACGGGGCTAGACCTATTTCCCTCTATGATGGTTACCTCGTTCAAGGTCAAAAAGGATAAGGACCATGAACATATCCTCTACTTCACCGTGACGTTGAAGGAGATCATCTGGGTATCGACGCAGGTGATTTTCTACCCGGCGAAACCTAAGGTGAAGAAGAATGCCGCTAAGAAGAAGGACGACGGCGAGAAGGGTAGCCAGGAACCCGAAGCCGCTATGAAGGCCAAGGTCAAGAAGTCATATCTGAAGATGGCTGCAGATTACGTAACGGGGAAGCCATGATTCAACTACCGTTGACCTCCGACCCTAGCCGAACCTTCACCACGGTCTTCGGTGATACTCATTATCGCCTGACAACACGGTGGAACGAGCGTGCGCAGGTTTGGACACTTGACATCGCGGATGGTGATACAGATGAACCGTTGGTGGGTAGCATGCCCATCGTATTGGGGTCCAACATCTTGAGGTCATTTAGACCCGACCTGGGTTCGATGATGGTTATCGACACCGCCGCGGCGGTAGATGAGGGTACTGATGCGGGGCCTGATGACCTGGGCTCACGGATTCAACTGATTTGGTTGGCCTTGGGTGAGGTAGTGCCGTGAGTACGAGTCTTGAGTCGGCAAATCCGGCCAACTTTGGGCGGGTTTGCAAGGTTATCGTGGGGAAGAACCTCACGCAAAACCTAGCTTCGGGCATCCTCTTAGAGGGGTTTCGGGTGGTGTTTACCGTGGAGCAAACCTTGCGGGGTCCGCCCAACACTGCGAACATCCAAATCTACAATTTGAATCCGACCAATGAGGGGAAGGTCAAAAAGGAGTTTGACGAGGTGGTTCTCGATTGCGGGTATCGAGGCAACACTCGAATCATCTTTCGTGGAGGCATCAGGTTTCCTACTCACTATCGTGACGGCACCGATTGGATTACAGAAATTCAGGCAGCCGACGGTGACAAGGCTTACACTGAAGCACATATCTACGTGGCCTTGAAGGCCGGCCAAACGCCGTTGGACGCAGTCAAAGCTGTCCTTGAAGAGGTGAACAAGATTACGAATGAGATTCGTCTTGGGTACGTGGAACTATCCCCGACGACATACCTTCGGGGGAAGGTTCTGGCGGGCCCGGTGAGGCGCGTCTTGGACCAGATCGCGCGGGATAATGCTGCCGCGTGGTCTATTACCAATGGTACTCTCAACATCGTGAAGGCCGACTCGGTATTGCCGGGGGTGGCGGTGGTAGTCAACGGTCAGACGGGTATGTTAGGCGCTCCCGAGGTCTCAGGGAAGGGTATCAAGGTGCGGATGGAGCTCCAACCGTGGTTGCTCACTAACGGTGTTCTGGTCTTGGATAACAACAACATCAAGGTCCAAGCCATCCAGCAGTATGCCAGTGGGCCTAAGGTGAAGGAGAAGAAGTTGGTGCGACTAGACCCTGATGGCCGGTACAAGGTCTACAAGTTGCGCCACCAAGGCGACACCCGTGGCCCAGACTGGTACACCGAGGCTGAGACGGTAGGTATCGGTCAAGCCACCCCCCGGAGAGGCACCTAATGTCAAGATGTGTTATTAACGCAATATGGAAGATTGTCTGGTTTCTAGGGGTTACGGTTAGGCTTTGGGCTAGAAACCCCCGCCGCGGAGACGCCGTAAAGCCAGTTGAACGAACACGACGGCCCATGGGAGTTTCTACCCCTGCCAATTGCGGGCCTCTGGGAGGAGCTTAATGGAAACGGGAGCCCGCGTTAATAAGCTCCTACTGGACACCCAGCAGTTGGCAGGACACCCAGAGGACGCCGATGAGCAATTGGTGGTGGGTATCCTCATGGACCATCATACCTGCACCCCAGGTATATTGCAGAGCTTCAACAAGACGGACCAGACGGCGGAGGTACAACCGGCCGTGCGACGCCTATTATTGCCCGACGGTAAGCTGGTCCAACTGCCATTGTGTCTCAGCGTACCGTGTTTCTTCCCGGGTGGGGTCTTGACCTTCGAGGTCTATCCCGGCATGGACGTGGTGTTGGCCATTGCCGAACGCGCCATCGATGGTTGGTGGGCTAAGGGCGGGGTGCAAGACCCCACCGAGTTGAGGCAATTCGACTTGTCAGACTCCTTCGCCTACGTGGGGTTCAGCGCTAAACCCAATGCACTAGTGGACATGCACGACTCGGCCACGGAGGTGAGGACCCGTGCAGGTGGCAATCGTATCAGTGTGCGGAAGGACGGTACAACGCATATCGGCACCCAGGCTTCAGTCTCCACCTTCCTACCACTCATCAACGGCACCGTCATGGCACGTGGTATCGACACCTACTCGAAGATGACCTACGGAGCCCTTGGTGCGGCCTCACAGACTATAATGGTAAAGCCATGAGCGTCCGACGTGTTGATAGTACGGGAGAACCCATTTTTGGGCGCCCCATTTCTATTGTACCGACGGGAAGCGAGGCGGTGGCACTACTCCTCGTCATGAACCTTAAGTTGATGAAAGAAGAGTGGTTCCTGGACCGTACTGCGGGCGTGGGTTGGATGGACTTGGGTAGTGGTGAACCACGTATCTTCGGTGCTTCGGCCGATGAACAACTCCTCCAATCGGAGATCAAGGCCACCACCCTTAAGACTCCGGGGGTAGCTTCCATTATCACCTTCTCGTCAACCTTTGACCACGACACGCGACGTGCGTCCATTGCCATGGTTGTCTCAGACATCTACGGCGAGACTCTTCCCATCAACCTGGTGCTGCCATGAGTATCATCAACATTGGTATCAATGCCGCGGGCTTCTACCGTGACCGGCTTGACGTAATTCTGGAGAACCTCCAAGCCAAGACGAAGTTGATCTACGGTAACGACATCAACTTGGATGCGCCTACCCCCGACGGGCAATTCTTGGGTGCGATGGCCGAGTGTATTGACGACCACGGTCAGGCAATTGAAGATACCTACAATGGTCGGAATCCCGACGTGGCGACGGGGCAGAATCTCACCTCCACCGCGCGCCTAAATGGCGTCAACCGCGGGGTGGGCGACTATGCCTCGGTTGATGTCTCGATGATTATCAACTCAGGTGCTGTAATACCCGCGGGTGCTCAGGTTGCTGATGAGGATACGGGTGTGGTTTACGCCTCGGTCGTGGGTGTGACGGGTACGGGTGGCGCTCAGTTGGTAACTTGTAAGGCCTTGGTAAAGGGTCAGATCTCCGCGGCTGGTAAGGTGACTCAAATCGTCAAACCAATCTACGGCTTGCTATCGGTGACGAACCCAAGTGCGTCTACGGTGGTGGATGCCTATGAGACGGACGAACAACTTCGCATTCGTCGCAATCTGTCTACCGCCACCCCCACGGTGGGTTACCTAGATTCGATTCGCGCGGGTCTCCTCGCAGTTCCTGGTATCGGCCAGTTGAAACTATGGGAGAATGACACGGGTGTGGTTCAGAGTATCAAGACCGGTGACAATGCCTTGCCGCCGCATACCATCGCTGCCGTCTTGACGGGTGGAAGCGCAAGTGACATCGGGGCGGCACTCTACACACGGAAGCCACCGGGTATCACTACCGTCGGGTCTTCAACAGTCACCGTAAGTGATTCGTTGTCCATCCCTCACGTCTTCCACTACACGACTGCCGCTCCGGTTGAGTACCACCTTGAAATCAGCTACCGGGAGCGCGCGGGGGCGGGGTTTGGCGGAGGTGGGGGTGAGGAGGCCGTCAAGGCGGCCTTGGTAGCCTGGTCCGCGGCGAACCAACCACCCAGCGGCGATGTCTACCGGTTTCACCTGGCGGCCATAGCTCAGCAAGCGGTTATCGGGTTAGACGGGTTGCCTGCCATGGCAATTGAGGATATTCAGGTAGGCCGCACCGCGCCGGAGTTGACGGACAGCGACTTGGTCCTCGCTTGGACTGAAATCGGCAGTCTTCTCACGGGCAATATCATCATGGTGGCATTGACATGAGCGTTGGAACAGTAGACCACGCAGCAACTGCGGTCTCGCGGCTTACTGGTCTTTGGCAAGATAAGGCCAAGTGGAAGGCGTTCTTGGCCATGGTGGCCGGTGCCTTCGACGACATGGAGCCGGTGTTGCAGGTTATCATGCAACTCGATGACGTCGATGCGGTTGACCAGACGGGTGCTCATATTGTCTCTGGGGTGAACCTCGACGTCCTGGGTAAGCGTATTGGGCAGCCGCGACGTATCACCCACGTAGTGCCGTTGATGTACTTCGGTTGGGACGATGACACTCTGGCACTCGGGTGGGGTGAAGAGGACGACGAGCAGGCCGGTGGAAGTTGGTACGAAGACGGCCAGGCAACCTATGCTGATGCACTTCTTGATGACCCCACCTATCGGGTAGTGATACGACTACGACGACTGAAGAACAGCACACCGATGGTCAACTTCGAAACCATCATCCAGGCGCTTCTGTTCGTCTTCCCCGACATGGCTACCATCGGCACCTATGCACTGATTCTGCAAGAGGTGACAGCCACCATCGTATTCGGTCTGGGGCGCCAACCGACCGACTTGGAATTGGCGATGCTTCGTTACTCGGGGGCATTCCCAAAGCCCGCGGGGGTAGACCTGTCTTGTTATTGGTGGCCGTATGGCACGGACACTTTCGCATTTGATGACGACCTTGACCCCAATGCCGCTGGGTGGGGTGAAGAGAGTGACCCAACCCTAGGCGGCGTCTTTGCAGAGGAGTTTTGATCATGGCACTTACCCCACCACCCGCGCGACCGGCCGCTTGGGCAGAGTCTGGCGACGTAACCGCACCCTCCACGGGTGAACAGCAAGCGGGCTACATCGCAGGTAAACCTAGTCGGCGTAAGACCAACTGGCTTTTGGCTTGGCTCGACAACGCTGTGCAATGGGTCTTACGGCGGGGCATTCCGCGCTACCGTGCGGATGAGACATATTCTGAGGGTGACTTTTGTTCTTATGGAGACCCGCCCTTGGTACGACAGCGAATTACATACGCTGATACAACGGGTGTCGATCCAGATGACAACACGAAGTGGACGGTGTGGCCACTATATTACATCTTCAATGACCCATCTCTTGACAGCGTCACAGCTAGTTATGACGCAGTTGTAAGTGACGTTCTACAGATAAGTCATATCGGTACGCTTCGCGAAATTATGATGAAAGTTGCACTAGATGCTGGACATAATTCCACTGTAGTTACTTTAAGCGGTGGTGCAAAATTCGCGCCGATGCATATCCAGGTTACACCTATGGGTTCTGGTACTACCGTCTTCAACCTTGTCACCTGGAACGACACCGGGCCTACTCTTGAAATCTCACTCGCGGAGAGCGGCACTGGTGGTATGTGTATGTTACGCGTGATTGGGGTTGATTCCTAGGTTCTCAAATGGCCGTGTGGAAGAACACATACACCGCGCTCTTCACCGAAGCGGACGAAGCAAAGGAGGCGGCAAAGGCCGCATTCCTCGCCGGCCTCGTACCGCCCAATCCTCCCGTCCTCCCGCTTAGCCAAGTCATCCCGCTGGCCGATGCGATCACCACTGCGCAGTGGAAAGCGCTTTTGAAGCACATTGGGCCCGTGTCGTCCGACGGGTCCGTGACCTTTGGGACGGTGGACGATGATGACGGGGTTCCGCAACTCGATATTCGCTCGCTATCTGGCCTCTGGGAACACGTCACGGTCGATCCGAGTGAGTCGCCCGGCCTTGATCGACCCGTCCACACCATCGTCTGGCAAGACGACATCGAAACGCCTGCGCTACCGCTCGCCATTTGGGTGAAGAATGACCTCACCGCCACGGCGTGGTCGAAGCTGTGGCCAGGGCCTACGGGGCCGCCAGGTACGAACGGTGCCACATGGTCTTCAAGCACGTCGGTCCCATCGGGCGGCACTGATGGCGATTTCCACCTGAAGACAGACACCCAGGACGTCTACAAACGCGTTGGCGGGACTTGGTCAGTGGTCTGCAACATCAAGGGGGTACCGGGATCGGACGGCGCTACATGGTCGTCTGGCACGGGGGTGCCCACAGGTGGAAACAGTGGGGACTTCTACCTCAAGACAGACACGTACGATGTGTACAAGAACACGACAGGCACGTGGGCTGTTGTTTGCAATATCAAGGGTGCGACTGGCGCAGCCGGCGCCGTCGGCGGTGCTATCTCCATCGGCTACACGTTTTCGACCACGACCACGGACAGCGACCCGGGGGACGGAAACCTGCGCCTGGACAATGCGACGCAGAACCTTGCAACGACGATTCGCGCCGATCTGAAGGACAGCGGCGCAACGGACTGGACGGCGGTGCTGGCCACCTTCGCTGACTCGACCAACACGATCAAAGCGCACATTCGCCTTTTTAAGACGAGCGACACCACCAAGTGGCTGCTTTTCTCGGTGAGCGCCATTGCGTCGCCGTCGGGCTACAAGAATATCACTGTAGCGTGCGTGGGATACTCGGCCGCGTCGCCGTTTTCAAATGGGGACTCGATCACGCTTTCGTTCACCCGGGCCGGCGACAAGGGGGCGACGGGAGCGCAGGGGCCGGCGACGCTTTACTACCAATGCGGCATACCGGATTCGATTTCTGGCGGCAATCCCGTGGGATTTGTCTTTGGCAACGACAATACCAGCAGGAGCGGGTTGCCCAGCTACGCGACCAACGGGATGCAGAACGCCAAGACGATCTTCCCGTGGATTGCACCCGTTGCGGGCACAATTACGGGTTTCACCCTGACGATGGAAGGCGCTGCCATATCCCAAGGTGGGCCAGTGTCCGGATCGTACATGCGAGTCGACGTCTACAAGGCGGGGTACAACTCCGAAACGTCTCAGGGCTCGACCAACGTTAGCCTCAACGATGCTAAGGTCGGCGTAAACAACACAACGTCGAGCGGCAACATCTGGCAGACAGTGACTGTCACAGGACTCACCTACAGCGTTACACAAGGAGACGCTGTGGGCATCGTCTTCGTACCCCAGAGCGGGAATAACGCGAAGATCAACGCGATACTCAATCTGTTCATGGCGATGCACTTCACGCCGACGTAGGAGGACACCATGGCAAATGTAAGTTGTTCCAGTACTTCGGCGGTTCTTCAGGCAATTGAAATGGGTGACGTTGCTGAAATCCACGGGCCGGTCAATATGACCTTGCCCATTGATAACTGTGAACTCCACTGTATGGACGGTGTGCAGACGTTCGTGGTACGCGGCTCACCCATACTTCAGATCGTGGGCGACGCCTCAACCATGCTTCAAATTCTCGGCGCGGGCGCACCGACGTTGACCATCTCAGGTACGTCTACCGCCAACATTACAATAGACCTTCAAACTCCACTTGAAAGTCCCGTTCCCAATATCACAGTAGATGAGGGTGCCGCGCCAACCATCAAGGTGGTTCACGGGGCACCCAACTTAACGTTGTTGGGTGATTCGAAGGTCATACTACAAATCTTGAATGACTCAGCACCAGTAGTGAGCGTGGGCGGTTCTGCCACCCCCTCAATCAGCATCGACACTACGGGTGCTTTTGTCATCGAATACACGGATATGGCGGCGGGGTACGCTGAAGTTCTCGCATCTACAGCCGATGGTACCGTCCGCACCCTGGGCGCGTCGAACCCTATCGTAGATGTACGTAACGACGCCACCCCGACCTTTGACCTGGCGGGGGTGTCAACGCCGCACGTTCTTACGTGGAATGACACCGCCGCTTCGTTCACATCGAGAGAGTCGGCGCAACCGGTAGTGTCCTCCTACCACCAATCCAACCTAGTTCTTGACGCGGCGGTTGGGTCTACTTTGATGGTTGATGCACACAACAACTCTCAACTACAGGTGTCCGGCGCCGTGACCGTAACCGCTGACCGCGGTATTGCGGTCAAGGTGGTAGGTGGTGAAGGTCCTGTAATCATCGGTACCTGTCTCAAGGAGGTCATACCCCCGATTAGCCCACCGATTCTCATCAAACCGTAGTTGAACACACGCCGCCCACCTCGAGGTACTTTCCACATGGCACTCTGGCCCTTCAACCTACTCACCGACACGAATGAGCACCCTGCCATCAACGACATCTCCTCCGACACTCTTGCCAAGATGGCGGAGACCCCGGCTTCGGAACTGTTCGTGCAACGCATGCACGACAGTTGTTGGGTGAAACGTTGGGTTAGACAATTCCGGTTGTCTTTGGCCATGCTCATGGGGTTTCTCGTAGCCCTTCAGCTTGGAAGTTTCTTCTTCCTTCGTATCGCCATTCGTGAGTCGGTGCGGGCGGGGGTGATTGAAATTCTTCTAGAGAAGAAACTAATCTCTTCCGAACCGACCATGAATCCACATCTCGCAATTACGTTGACACAAGGAGGCGCTCCATGAAACCAACCGACCTGATTACTGTGGTGATAGGTATTATTGCTCTCGTTCTCGGTACCTTGCCGACCTTCGCATCGGTGGAGAAGTTTCTCATCCCGACAGGGGTAGGCCTAATCGCGTTCGGACTCCCCCAAACGTCGAAGTGGCTTTCAGGTAAGGTCATCGACACCAGTGCCAAGGTTCTTCTTTTGGCGGGGTTGTGCTTCTCAACCGTCTCCTGCCACGGCATTACACCCACCCAGTTTGGGCAGGTGGCAATAGACTGTGTCAACCAAGACCCCGTTGCAAGGGCCGCTCTCTTGGCGTCTATTGAGGATTGCACACGGAATGTTATTGCCGGTAACTACGAGAAGTGCATTGTCGATGCAGAGATCGACGGAAAATTCGCCTTTGGAGAAGTAGCTTGTGTCGTCGCCTACCTCAACCAGCAAAAGCCAACCGCACAACCCGCGGCAGGCCGGTGGTTAGCGACTCGTCGGGTTCAGGTCAAAAGCACCCCATGAGTGCCACACCAAACTTCATCCAGGCACGGTGTTTCCATCATGCCAACCGTGAACGAGTTGACCTCATCGTCATCCACACAATGGAACTCCCCTGCCGACCCGGCATGGCCCGGCGCCTGGGGGAGGTTTTTCGCAACCTTGACGTTACCGTCGACCCCACTACCAAGAAACCCCGACGCGCACCCAAGTCGGCCCACTTTGGGGTAGACCCCGCGGAAGTCTTCCAATACGTTCGAGAGGCTGATGTAGCCTGGCACTGCCCTAAGGCCAACGCCCGCGGCATCGGTATCGAACACGCCGGGTATGCATTGGACCAGCATGACAAGGACGGTCACCACATTGCGGTTGCCACGGACTGGGCTAGCGAACCCGCCCAGTCGGTCCTCCAACGGTCGGCGCGGTTGGTAGCTGAACTCTGTCGGGCCTGGCAGATTCCCGTGGTACGCCTAGGGCCCGCCGACCTGCTGAAGTCAGAACGGGGCATCTGCGGTCACCTTGACGCCACTCGGGCCTACCCCGGTTCAGGAACTCACGTCGACCCTGGCCCGCGGTGGCCGTGGGACCAGTACCTAGAGCTTATTCAGGGGCTTTGTACCTGATACTTCACGCGCCTTGGTAGCACTGTAGTGGTAGTTAAGGACGAATGCACAGGCAGATGGTGGGCTTCATGGTCGTAGCACCTTTCGCGTGGCGCGTAAGTCTAAATGAAAGGTCAAGTCACCCGGGATGGTCTCCACTGTTCGCACCAAGGCTTTCAGGTGAGCCGCGTGCTTAGGTAACCCCACCTGCTTCAGAGCACCCCAGGCGGCAGTCTCTGGTGAGGTCTGCGATAGGCGTTCCAAGTAGGGCCAGGTGATAGTCCACGCCCGGGATAGGCCCAACTCGGCCACCGCCCAGGCGTAGATGAGGTCAAAAATCTCTACCATGTTGCACATCCAATCGTAGGCTTTGGGCTAGAAACCCCCGCCGTGGAGACGCCGTAAAGCCAGAACGGAGTTCCTTGGGGTCTATGGGGGTTTCCATGCCGGACAACTGCGGGCCTCTGAGATGAGCTTATTCGGTGGCGGGTTACGTTATTTACACACCACGTCAAACTGGGGCCGCGCGTCTAAGGGGTTCCACACCTCTCCCGTGAACAGGTCACGGAGGTCCTGGTACCCGTAACCGCGTAGGAATTCGTACATGGTCTCCGCACTGGTACCCGCCTTGCCCAGAGCTCCGGCATTCACCTCCAGCACCAGCGTTGGCCGGTTGGTACTGGAGAGGGTTTTGACGCCGCCCTCAAGCACTCGGCACTCCCACCCTTCGACGTCCACCTTGATGAGGTTCGGCCAACCGAGAGTACTTACGACATTGTCTAGCCTGATGGTGTGCTCAGCACCTTCACATAGGCCATCTCGCAATGCACGAGCCCCGAGGTTTCCCACCGTCTCCTGGCTTACGCGAGCACACCCACCGTCACCCAGAGCTACGTTATAACAACGCACGTTGGAATAGACGCGGGTGTTGTGTTCAAGGCACACGAATGCGTCTGGTTGGGGTTCGAAGGCAAACACCTGCCCTGCCCCAAAGGGTACGCAAGAAGCATAGTAGGCTGTGTGGTCACCGATGTAAGCCCCTACGTCGTAGATGACGTCGTCAGGCTTGATCAAGGCTGCTATCCGTGGTAGGGCCGCCTGGTCATGGTCGAGGCGTTGTGACTCAGCCACCCACTTACCGATGTGCGTATCACCTGATAGTGTGTAGATGTCATATATTCCAGGGTGCCCCGGTATGAACCCACGCACCACCCGCACGGGTATCATGACTCCTCCCAAAGACCTAGGCGGCGAAGTTCGTCTTCGACTTCAAAGTTGAGACCACCGTAGGACCAGAATTGCTTTACTACGTCAGGGCCTTGGCTCTGGGGTGCTCGGAAGACGAAACTATCCGGTTCATGAAGTACGGCGTAGTTGCCCAGGTAATTGAACTCACTGATCTTACGGCCGGCTTTCATCACCCCTACCAACTTCGTGGCCGCGAGTGCATATGCCCGTCGTAAGAATTGGACTGGGTATTGGAACGGGTGGCGGCACATCGTCTCGTACGGCGGAACATCACCTAGGAGGTGCTCGGTGATGTCGAACCAAGCCACTTTTGCCTGGCCCGAGTCGTTCCAATCACGCACCTCAATGAGAGGCTTAGTCTCAAATCCTCGCAGGGTGCACGGATTCCACTCACGAAGGAGGACGTTGTCCGAATCAAGAAATGCTACCTCATCTGCGTCAGTGTACTCCCACGCGCGAAGTTTCGTAATACACTGACCGAGGTAGTCGTCTGGGTAGTGCGTATCACACTGAAAGACGTGAATCTTGCCGGTGATTACGCCTTTCTCGCGGAACCGTTCGGCCCAGGTCTTGAAGGGAACTCCCAAGGCTGTGTCAAGTGCCGCTAGTTGACCAAGCCACGAAACCTCGGAACCACCCGACGCACCGATAATGGCGTCACTTGGGCGGGGCAGTGTGATAATCAGGTCACGCCAACACCGGGCGTGCTTCAATAGTGACCGAAACAGAAATGGCAGCCACTTGTAGTCGGCGGGGTACGTTCTCAGAAACAGGTCGGCAATCATGTTGGTCTCCTTCTTAGCCAGCGCGCCACACCGTGCGCATCATCAACCGAACGAATTCTAACACTGAGTTGTCCTTGCACCCATGAAGCCACGCCGCCTCTCGGCCAATGGGGCCCAGGCTGCCGGCGGTCCAATTGCGGGTGTTGTATTCATTGCGAATCACGTAACTCGACCGAGCCTCCCGCAGTAGGATGGGAGCATGGTGCAAATCCCATGCCACCCCGGGCGGGCAATCACGGAGGGATGGATAGTCGGCCCATACCTGTAAATCCATCATGAAATTCCCGTTGACGTGAGGCATCGGCTCATCCATTACCGCGCCCGTCACCCGCCTACCCTGAGTAAGTGTCATCTTATGCGCCTGAATCATGCGGTCCAGCCAGTCTTGACGAAGTGGCACCCCGTCGGCCTCGCAGCAAAACACCGTCCGTCCCGCGTGCCATGGGATGGCGGGTTTATTCCACAACACGTAGAGGCGGTCCAAGGCACCGGCCCAGATGCCAAAGGCGCCGTCGGGGTGTCCTGTTTTCTGGTATGACGACTGCACGGGTATCACCGTGAACACCCGGCTGCAATACACACGTGCCTGCTCCGCCTCCTCACTCCAGTTGCAGTCGAAGGCACGGGCCAAGACCAGGTATACCGCCTTACGGGGTCCTCGTTCCAAGTCGGCTAATAGACGGGCCAGGGTCAGAGCCTTCGCCTCGTCGCCGGTCCAATACTGAAGCATGATGATCATATTGAAACCTCCTGTAGGGCGCGCGCCTGCAACCAGGCTCGAGCCGTGTTCAAATCACTCTGCCACAAGATTCGTGCAGGTTCTTCGTGGGCATAGGGTTCCAAGAACACCACCCGCTGGCACCCGGTATTGAGGAGCAACTTCACACAGGTCACGCAAGGTGACACGGTGACGTAGCAAGAATAAACGTCATCTACATCGTGGCACTGAAGTAGTGCATTCTGTTCTGCATGGACCGCCTCGCAAAGCTCTAGTCCGGTGCCGCTGGGATGCTTCGCGCCCGCGCAAGGATTCTCCACGGTACAGTGTGAAAACCCTCGCGGTGGGCCATTGTAACCCGTCGCGAGGATGCGGCCCTTCTCGTCGGCTAGCACGCAACCCACCTTTCGGCGGGCACAAGTAGCGCGTTCGGCCGTCACGGTGGCTACCCGAAGAAGCCACTCATCACGCGTAGGTCTCATAGGGGATACCTCGGCTCGGCACCCGCGGGGCGCGTGGCACATTGCTTAACCCGGTCTATGATTTCGCTGAACCGACCTTGGGCGATGTGCGTGGAGTCTACGGTGGGGATACTGGATGCCTCCTCCTGCGCGATGTCGGTCAGCAACTCTGAAGCCTCGGGTTGGTTCTTCTCATAGAGGTGACTCGAAGAGCAAGTGATGGTCAAGTGCCCAAGTCCGATGGGTGGTGCCGCCGGGCAAGACTCTTGGTTGTATAGACACGCTACCTCG